TCAGAAGTCTAACGCTGATGCCGCTTTGCGTAAATAGTCTGGCGAGAAGCGTGCATATACCTTGAATGTTACCGCTGTGGATGAATGACCCAAGTATTGCGCAATTTCGTCCATTGATACGCCGGCTTCGGCCATCCATACGGCCGCACTATGCCGCAAATCGTGAGGCACAACATCTTTCAAACCAGCTCGATGCACAGCTCCGGCGAATCCTTTTTTGATATCCAGTACACGTTCACCGCCATATTCCACGACATATGGCGACTGCCTCGCCTTGTATGCAGTTCGTAACGCTTCCAGTGAGATATCCGTCATAGGGACCACTGCACGTCCTTTGCGATTCTTGTCGCCGACAATTCCAAGCTTGATCAGCTTACGATCAAAATCCACCCGATCCCACGTAAGCTGTAGAATTGCCGTCTTGCGAGCGGCGGTCGTGAGAGCCAACACGCAGAACAAATGCATGTGAGGCGAAGCGCAGCCAGCTAACAGCTGCTTAAATTCAGGCTTGGTGAGATACCTGTCTCGGGGAGGCGGAGCCGAAGGAGCTTCGAACCGCGCGCCGGTTACGCCGCGCCAATTCAAGGCTTGCCGAATGACGTTTATCTCTTTGAGCACAGTCGCCTCTTTTCGACCTGCCAAATAGCGAGCTTGCGCGTATTCCGAACAAATATCTTCGGTGATTTGATCGGGCCTGAGATGTGCGAACTGTTCTTCAGCTTGCTTCCAAGCGAACCTAAGCCGGTCAGGATCGGCGATTTTCCCATCCTTTGCATCGATGTATGCAGCGACTATGTCGCCGACGAGAGATCCCGGCGGCGCTGTAAAGTCTCGCTTGAAGTCTGCTAGGCGACGTTCGGCCTCATCACAATCAGAGGTGCGGAGGCTGCGGCGTTGGGTTGATTTTCCGTCATACCAGACGGCGTACCATTTCCCGCGGAACAGTTTTTGTCGGATATCTTGGGGCATTCGTATTCCAATACAGCTTCATAAGGGACGCGATAAAGCCTGCCGACACGGAATGACGGCAGTCGGTTCTTATTGACCAAGTCTCGTATGTGCTGCGGACTGCATTGCCACCTTAATGCCAACGTTTCTGGAGTGAATGCGATATTATCATTTGAATGTTGTGATGTCATCACTCCCCGCCTTTCAGGGCTTGGCGACCGGCTTCCGTGATCGTGTAATAGCCCAATTTATCCTTGCGATCTGATAGCAGTCCGTTGCTCCGCAATATTTCGACGGTTCGATAATGCTGCCCGAAACCTAGAACTCCGCCTGACCGATCCGCCGCTGTCAACGCTCGCTTTTGTGCCGCTGTCAGCTTCATTCGCTCTGCTCCCCTAGTGGCACGAGAAGCATTTTCTCGATCCGATAACCACGTTTGCGCAATGTTTCCCATCCGCCTGTCCGCATATGTTCGTCAGCCCAAGCAGTAACTTCCCGTCGCCGGGACCGAGCGCTTGGAACAATGGGCCAATTGCCGGGAGCTATCATCACAAAAGCCTTGGCCTGCTGTGTTTTCAGTTCCTTATTCGCCATGGCCCAAGCCCTCATAATAGTGATCTACGAAGTAGTTCACGTAAGGAGTGGTTGCCTCTGGAAAGAGCCGGTACAGACCGATACAGACGGCAGCGATGATGAACGCAATGAGCGCATAGTTTGTGATTTTGTTCTTCATAGCTTGCTGCCCTCCTTTGCGCGCAAGATGGCGATGCAGAGGGCGATGGCTGGTGATGCCGCCTGCACGCTGATGCAATCATCTGTGTCAGGTTGGTATAGGTACATGAAACCGTTGTCGTCTTTGCCCCAATCCCACCCCGGCAACACCCTCTCAGCCAGCGCGATAGCCGCGTCTACAGAGGCGGTGTAGGCGTTGTAGAGAAATGGCTTGTCGCAAAGAACTTCGCTAAACGGTAATCCGAAATAGGCGTGTATCTGACGATCCACCTCCCTATCAGCCCCGTCCAGCTTGGATAGTCTGTCAATGATGGTCATGGCAAAGGCTCCCACTTCCATTTTCCGTTGCCCATAATAACAAGCCGGTTGTACTGCGGGTAAAAGACGATATTCATCCAGAGAGCGAACCACTTCATGGCTTGGCCTCCAAGGCGGCACGGGCAATAATCATAACATTTCGCATTGTTCCGCCTCTTTTTGCCTTCGTTGAGTTTTTCCCAACTAGGTTTATATTTTCAAAGGTGGCGCATTTATTGGCTATACTTTCCAATGCCTCTCTTGCTGCCGCGAGTTGGGTTTCGAGGGCTTGCAGCGAAACATCCCGTTCAGCAATCTTCAGTTCGTAGTCAATAGCGCCATCGCAAAGCTTGGCGATAGCCGCTTCCTCCAACGCCTGCGCACGCGGGGATGGTTCATTCAGAGCAACCATCATGTCGTAACAGCCGTTGATGATAATGTTTCGATCATCGGCACTTACTATAGACGACACGCCGTCACTGTGGCGGTTTCCTGCAAGCCTCGATAGAGCTTTCGTGAGGTCTGAGGTTGGCGCCTGTTCACTGACCAACATAACGCACCTCATCACCCACTACGACGGCCCGACCTGTTGCCGCCAGACGGCCAGCAACGGGCAGGGGAATTCCAGCACTTCCAAGGGAAGTCCGGCCTATGCGCTGCGGGCCTAGCCGCAACGCGTTGAGGTATGCAGCGTCAATGCTACTGCCCTGTCTGTCTGGGGAGCGTGTGTCCATCACGCCGCCCTCCGCTGGAGAGGACGGCGATTGTCGTTAGCCGGACGCATGCGGCGCATACGGATCTTCTCGCCCGTTTTGCGCGACACGTCATATGCAATGTCTTTGATCTTTGCGGCAGTCGCCGGGTCGCTCACGCGATACCAACGGGCAATCGAAAGGATTGCTGCTGCTGTGGTGCCCTGAGCAATGAACTCGTCAGCGGTAAGGATATGCGTGTGTCTGTTAGACATGAATAAGTGCTCCTCGTGTGGTTTTGGTAAGCGTGACGACCCGTGGCGTGAAAACGCGCGGATCGTCGATGATTGGGAAATCCTGGGGCGCTCCGCCCCGTCGCTATCTTTCGCGATAAATCATGTGACGCCGAGACCCACAGCGCCAACCGTCACAAAGAAACCAATGACAACCGTCATCTCAACGGCTTCGCGCGCTGCGTATCGTATCCAAGGCATGGGGCGAGCGTGCTTTTTTGCGCGGTAATCCGGGCGCCGCATCGGCTCATCGCTGCCTGCGCGCGCAGCTTCAGTGTGAAGTTCAGGTTCCATATCGGTGAGCATTTCCAGCAAGGCGCGGTTCATGCTGCGCTCCTTTGAGGCTCGACATTGTCATTGGCGACCGGCGCAAGGCGATAATATCCTTGCGGTTCAACACCGCGCTGACGTTTTGGAATCGTCCAGCCGTAAATAGGCAAAACCTTGCGGAGATAATGAATCTGGACAAGTACGGTCTGGTGCGCGTTCTCTGGCCCGCCGTTCGGGTCAAGCTGGTAAACATTATCGACCAGGTCGTTGATAAACATACGGCGGGGGTGAACGGAAGCAAGGGCTTCCACGATGGCTCGCTGCCCTCTTGGAAGGGGTGCATCCTGCAGAGCAATGGATGGGCTGGACATACTACGCAGCCTCCGCCAGCTCGGGGTCTCCGCTCGTGACAGCCTCAACGCTGGCACCGGCCTCGCGGAGTTCGGCGAGAAAGACATCATGGTTAGACGAAGCAATTGCGCCACTCGTCTGGAAGACTTCAAAAGTTTCACCCGGGCAGAGCTTGGCGAGGCGCGTTGCCTCAGCCAGTGCTTGCTCAAACGAGCCGTGCTCATAAGGCAGGGTAGTGGCTACACTGACGCGGCCGGTTAGTTTGCCGCGGCGGAATACAAAGAATCCGCCGCCGATTACTTCGTTCTTGCGAGGTGCTGGCGATCTTCTTCTTCTCGGTGAAACTGACGTCATAATTGGTACTCCTCGTGTTTGGTTGGTTCAGCAGATCAAGCTGGTGAGGCTGTCTTCGTGCTGTTCTGTCACCTTTATATGCTTATCAGTCACCACATGTCAACATGAACGATGACAAAAACACATCAATGAAATTCACAGGGTTAACCAAGTATGAATAATGTTCTTGAAATGTTCTCAGTATGATGGAATCATAATTCCAGTGTTAAGGGTGTGAGGTGTCATGGATCCGCTGTTTGTCGTTCAAGGATTTACTGCGTGCAGGTGGGGTGTGATTCCCGACGCTCCGATCCAGGTTGATACGGAAGATCACGCTTTGAGGCTGGCTCATCGCTTGTCGTGCGAAAAGCCGGCCGTCCTTGCTTTATATCGATGGAATAATGAGACGCAGATCATTGCAGCTATCGGCCGTGTACCTGATAGCGCGCTTGAGGCTGTAGTTAATGGCTAGTGTTTAACGGGTGTTGTACTTGCCAACGACGCGATGACAGACGGGCCAATCCGCTCGAAATTCCTTGAATTCCTTATGCGGGTTGTACTGTTCCAACATCCATTCTCGGTCATTGAAGCCGACGAGTCGCTTAATGATCGCTTCGTTCTCGTCCATTGCGCTTGTGTGATAAAGAATTACGTCTTCATCGCGAACTGGCGGCAAATTAGGATTTACGAGCGCTGTTTCGCCCGGACGATAGGCAGGAACCATCGATTCCCCGGACAATAGAAGGCCGTAACCACCCTTAACGCCCTGCAGGACCGCAGGCATTTTCATATAGCTGATTGGATCAAAGGTGATGATGACGTGTCCATCACCGCCTTTCGCTGCGGCGTAAACAGGCAGGCCGCGTTCTTGGCTTACAAGCTGATCGCCGGGGATAGGCGCCGGTGTAAACGTATCAGCAATAGGCTTAGCTGATGTCGCGGCCATCTCGCCATTACCAAAGGCAAGCCAATCTTCATTCAGATCCAGCGCGCGAGCCAAACGGGCGACAAACTCAACGCTCGCGCCGCGTTTCCCGCCTTCCAAAAGACTAATCGACGACTTGTCGCGCCCAATAAGAGCCGCAAGGTCAGCCTGACTCATTCCTTTAAGGTCACGCGCCGAACGAAGGCGCTGCGCGAAATCTTTGTCCATGATGTGCTTTTCGCATATTGTTGTGAAAATGTAACGTGCGAAAATGTCACCACATGTTGACATAGATGCGAATCTGTCATATATAGGTGTCATCAACCGGCGCAAAAGACGCTGGGCAGTTCGAAGGAGGGTCTACTTCATGATGCCAGAGAACATCCTCCCAAGGATATCGGCACTCAATAGATAGAAGCCGCGCTGACGCGCAATTGAAACTGAGGAGAGAGCAAATGACCAATACCGCCGACAGAAGCGAACCGGCTCTCATTGAAGTGCCGCCGTAGGATCAATAGGGACGCTGCTGACCTGAATAGGGTCAGTGGCGCTTTCGGCATTACTATATGTCGAGAGATTTATAGGACGGCGTTGTGAGCCGGCACCACCCGCTGCTCCGCCGTCCTCGTAATACCCCGGCTTACACGAGGAGGGCTTGCGCCACTTCTACACCGGGGGTTCCTTCGCGAGTACCACCCCGCGCAGGACAACAGATGGCTTCACCAAGGCCATTTGTCAACCAACACCACACACGAGGAGCTCATGAAAGACTATGAAACCATAGAAGAAGTGCATCGTATGCACGAGGTGGGCGCTAATCCGACTGAAATCGGAAATGCGCTTAGCCTACCCAGATCGACCGTAGCGTCAATTCTGCGTCGACCAATTCCTAAATCTACTGCAGACCGCATCGTTGTGCGGTGTGTTTCGAACGGTGGATGGTCCACGGCCAATCACTGCGTCAGTTATATCGCTATGCCACGCATCCGTGCGCTGGAAGCCGCGAACGACAACTTCGAACAGCCGGGCGCAATCGCAGCCTGAGCCACGATGGCCCGCATGTGCCGGCCACAGATCAACCTCCTGACAGGAGGAATATCAATGAAATCCCATAACTTGCGTGAGCCCCACAAGGCTTACCAAACAAAATTCACGCGAACTGGTGAGCGGGACAGGACGAACCGCAAGCCTTATCGATCGGCCGCGCAGAAGCTGCATGCCCGCGACACAGCCGTCCTTAAAGACGGTCGGTATGTTTCTAACGCACCTGCGTCGTTAAGCAGAACGAAGCGGGGTGCAGCGTGACTTGCGACTGCGGCGACTGCTGGGATCTGCCCGGCTCAATTGTGACCCACAAGCTGACAGGCTGGAAGGGCATCATCATCGGCGACCGAGACGGATGCATGTTCCTCACGGTGCGGTTCTGGATACCAGGCACTGGCCTTGGGACGATCGAGGTTTCGCGCTTCGAAGTTGAACCACCGGCCAGTGATGGCGACGACGGTGGCGGCGCTGAGGTCGGAACAGAAGAAGACAATGTCATTCCAGTCGATTTCACCAAGGGCGTGAAGCTGACCAAAAACACCAAAACACGAGGAGTAGCTTGATGGGTAAATTTAAAGTTGGAGATAAGGTTAGAAGCCTTGTGACGCAGATCGACGTTCGCGCAGGCGGACTTTACGAGGTGAAGGCCGTCGATGATGCTAACGTTTGGGTCATCGATGACATTGGCGACGAGTTTTACTTGACGTCAGATGAGTTTGAAATTCTGCCCGTTGCTGCGCAGACGTTTAAGGTCGGTGATCGGGTGCGCGTGATCAAAACCGATCTATTTCGACAGGGAACGCGCGTCGGTGACATTGGCTTTGTGACGATGTCAACTGAGGATTCAGTGCGTTTTGATTTACATCATGAAACTGATGGGGTGATTAGCCAACTCGCCATCGACCCTTGGAAGCGCATCGAACCGGCCCCTTTCAAAATCGAAGCAGGCAAATACTACCGCACGCGTGACGGCCGTAAGGTTGGGCCAATGATGGCACGAAATAATCATTCATATGCATTTGCTGCTGATATCGCCGGTGATATTGGGATCCGCATCTTTCAGAAAGACGGTGTTCACGGCTCACGATGGATAGGCAATGAGCCAAATCTCGACCTCATCGCCGAATGGATCGACGAGCCTGTCAAAGCAACTGCACCGTTCCCGTTCATTCTACGGAATCTTGAATTCACGGTCGCGCCTATTGCAAAACCCGCCATCGTTGCGCTGATTGAAAACGGCCAGCCAAAGCCGTCAACAGCTCCATATGTTCATGCAAATGAAACGTTCGCCGCAAAGGAAGCCGCGCGTCTCGCCGGTATCCATAAAGGCAAGGAGTTTGGCGTTTACGTGCTGACGCAGAAAGTGAGTGAGGCTGCACCATCCTATAAGCACGAATGGCAACGGTTCGCTGCTAAGGGCGAGAGGGTTTCAGCGATCAAAGAGCTTCGATCTGTAACTGGCCTCGGATTGAGGGCGGCAAAGGACGCCGTCGAACACTGGATCGCTCACGACGAGCCGTACTCGCGCATCGCCGCCTAACCAGAAAATCCCACAGATAAACCAACCAGCCCCGCTGAAATCCCGGCGGGGAATGAGGAGGTATTATGCTCAGATCTGGTAATGAGGGCGGCGGAAATAAAACCGCTGAGACCAAACCACAAATCATCATCCTTCACGAAACAGTGCTCCAATCTTGGCTGCGTGATGCAAGCACGTTTGCATTGTTTCTCGGGTTGATTGGCATCGGGTTACTATTGCAGAGCGTAGCGTTGCAATGGGTCGGCGCCATTATCGGGATGCTCTGCCTTGCAACCATTAAAATATCTAAGCGGTTGTCGTTCGACGGCGCTCGTAAATACATTGACGAGATGGAGGCCAGCCTATGATCCCCTTCAAAGACTACGTCGTCGAATACGACCGCATCTTGTCCAGCGAAACGACGCTGGGCCTTGGTGATCGCTTCGTCATGGGACTGGCAGTGGTCGCGGCTTTAGCTCTAGCCATCGGCTTTTACTCATGGGTGCTGTCGTGACCTACCCATGGTTCCCCACGCTGGCCACATCGGCGCCAGTTTGGCTGATTGGATCGCTCATCCTGCTAGCCATGATGGTCGGATTGAGGCTCGCATGAACGCATTAGCTCTAATCGGCGGCCTGGTCTTGTGCGGCATCATTGCGGTCGGCGTTGCTCAGATCATCATCAAAACCACCACCAAACCAACCACGAGGAGAAGATAATGCGTATTCTCGCAGCTATTTTCGGATTTTTTGCATTCATCATCACGCTGACAGTTGTTTTCGGCTCCTGGTACACAATTGACCAAGGCGAACGAGGGGTTCTGCTGCGCAACGGCGCTCTCGTGGGCACTGCTCAACCTGGTCTCGGTTTCAAAACACCTTGGATCGAAGAAGTGGTGAAGGTCTCAGTCCAGTCGCGAGCCCAGCTCTACAAGGAAGTGCCGGCCTACTCGAAAGACCAGCAATCAGCGGTTCTTTCCCTGTCGGTCAATTATCGAATTCCCGCCGACAAGGTGACTGAAGTCTACAGCGTCTACGGCGGCGAGGATGGTCTCTTGTCTCGGCTTGTCGACCGACGAGTGAATGAAGACCTCAAAACCGTATTCGGCCAGTTCACAGCAGTAGCCGCTATTCAGGACCGCTCCCGCCTTAATCTTGAAGTCGCTTCTGCGATTCAGAGTTCGGTGAAAGGCCCCGTCATCATCGATAGCGTGCAGATTGAAAATATCGACTTCTCAGATGCTTACGAGGCCAGCATCGAGCAACGAATGCTTGCCGAGGTAGAGGTGCAGAAGCTCCGCCAGAACGCGGAACGTGAAAAGGTCCAAGCAGAAATCACGGTCACACAGGCAAAGGCCAACGCTGACGCGGTACGTGCAAAAGCGAATGCAGAAGCCGAAGCAATCCGGATTAAGGGTGATGCAGAAGCGACTTCGATCAAGGCACGCGGCGATGCACTTCGCGAAAATCCCGGCCTTGTGGCTCTGACGCAAGCTGAAAAGTGGAATGGCCAGTTGCCAACCACGATGCTGCCGGGCGGCTCAGTGCCGATGCTGCAGCTCCGATAAGAAAACTTGGCGGGGTTCGCTCCGCCACACCACCACCGACCAACCACACACGAGGAGTCACTTATGGCTATCAGCCTATCAAGCCTCAAATCGACTAAGAGAAACGACCCGCCAGTCATGCTATTGTATGGCGTCGACGGCATCGGCAAGACCAGCCTTGCTGCTGAGTTTCCAGATCCGATCTATCTCGCCACACAAGGCGAGCGCCCACCGTCTGACGTTGAAATGGCAACGCCAGGCACAATTGAAAGCTTTGACGACTTGCTCAACATTATTGGCGAACTGCTGACCGTTGAGCACGATCGGCGCACCGTCATTATCGATAGCGCGGACGGCCTCGAACCGCTTGTCTGGGCGGCAACCTGTGCCCGCCTCGGCATCAACAGCATTGAGGAGGCGGGGTTCGGTAAAGGCTACGTGGAAGCTGACACCGAATGGAATGAGCTTATGTCGGCACTGTCGGCGCTCTCTCAAGCTGGCATTTATGTGGTTATACTCGCCCATCCCGAGATTGTCCGCTTCGACAGCCCGACGACAGACCCTTATTCGAGGTACCAGCCGAAACTGCACAAGCGCGCAAATGCACTTGTTCGCGAAAAGTCTGACGTTGTGGCATTCATGAATTATCGCGTTTCGATCAAGGAAAAGGAAGTCGCGCGCCAGACAAAGGTCGCCCACGCAGAGGGTGGCAAAGAGCGCCAGATTCATCTGAATGAAGGTGCGGGCTTCAACGCCAAGAACCGGTATTCGATGCCCGACGCCGTTCCATACCGTAAAGGGCAGGGCTTCACCGAGCTGGCGAAATACTGGCCGGTCACGCTGCAGGAGGCTGCATGATGGGTGTTCAATCTGAGAAATTTCTAAATACCGTTCGAGGCAAAGTTCTTGTCGGACACGCAACATCACAGGAGATCCTGAAGGTGTTTGAGCATTTGGACGCTCTGGAAAATTTTCTTGATGACCGCGACGGAGACGATGCCTTCGGCACCGAAGGGTGGCGTCATGCAATCGGTATCCCATCCTAACCACACCACCAACACGAGGAACTAAGACATGGCGAGACTTGGAACGGCGTTTGACGCCACCCAACACGACACGACGCAGTCGGATTACTCCGAGCTGCCGAACGGTACATACAAGATGGAAATCGAAGCGGCCGACGTGGTGCCGACTTCGACCGGCAGCGGCACCATCCTGAAAACAACGCTCAAGGTGCTAGAGCCTGCGGAATACGCTGATCGAAAGCTGTTCAACAACTACAACATCGAGAACAAGAATCCGCAGGCGCAGGAGATCGGCCAGCGTCAGTTCGCCAGCCTTTGCCGCGCACTCGAAATGTCTTCCGTCGAAGACACCGACGATCTGCTTTTCAAGTCGTTCACGGTTCGCGTTGCGCTCGGCAAGCCTTCAAAGGACGGCCAGTATCCGGCGCGCGCTGAGATCAAGAAGTACTTTTTCCCCGACGAAAACAACGTGCCTGAGCCGAGCATTGACGCTCAGCAGCCTGCGGCGGCAGCGCAGCGACCAGCCAATGACAATCGTCCTGCAGCGGCAAATAACAACAAGCCAGCGCAGCCTGCAAAAGCCGCTGGCAGCCGTCCTTGGTCTAAGTAAGCACCAACAAGCTGCCAGTGCTTTCGCGCCGGTGGCTCCGCAAGAGTGAGGGAAGAATGAATTACGAATACAACGTTGAAGAAGCTACAGAATACCTGTCGACCGGCGGAATAGGCGAAGTTATCGGGTTGACTGATATTGCGCGGCAGAACCTACAGCAGAAGGTTCAAGTCGACACCGATATGGCAATGGCGCTTTGTCTGCTTGCTGATGAAGCATTGAAGGCGCGGAAGGAGAAGGCATGATTGCTGATCCACAGCGATTTTATCGACTTCTTCGCGACATTAATAAGGAAATAGAACTCCTGCGCGCGGAGGGTTACAAAGTCATGTCGAAGTCGGATGAACACGACGACTTGGAATCGGTTTCCCGTCTATTCTTGGCGTTATTTTACGAAATACGTCCCTAAACGACGAGGAAAACCAACCACGGCGCGGTCACCAGCCGCGCCTACCACCAACACGAGGAGAAACCCATGCGGGTAACGCTTGACCGAGCGCAGCTGGCGCACGCCTTGTCGACCGTCACGAAGGCAGTTGAAGCCAGAACGACAATTCCCATTCTTGGCAACGTGCTCTTGTCCGCGGACAAAGGACAGCTGAGCATCACCGGTACAAATCTTGATCTGGAAATCAGCACCAGCTTGCCGGTTCTGGATAGCCAGGACGGCAGTGTTACAGTTGCAGGTAAGCTGCTTGCGGACATTGCCAAGAAGGCAACCGGCGACGTTAACTTGGAAGCAGACGGCAGTCATCTGGTCGTTAAATCTGGCAAGAGTCGTTTCAAGCTGGATACGCTGCCAGCTGCTGACTTCCCGTCCTTCAATCACGGAAGCTTTGACACCACGATCGATATTGATCTCGCTTCACTCGTGCAAGAGGTGCAGTTTGCTGTCAGCACCGAAGAAACCCGCTATTATCTCTGCGGTGTCTTTCTAGAAGCCAAGGACGGCCATATCGTTGCCACGGCGACAGACGGGCATCGTCTCGCATCGACACGCATTGAGCAGGAAGCCACGTTTGCTCCCGTTATTTTGCCGAACAAGCTACTGTCATTGCTGCCGACAGGCGTCGTGTCAGTTTCGCTGTCGTCAAACAAGGTCATGGTTGAGAGCGGTTCGACTGTCATTGTGTCGAAACTCGTCGACGGCACATATCCAGATTACGAGCGAGTCATTCCAAAGCCATCGGAGCGTGTCGCTACCCTGTCGGCTAAAGCACTGCGCGAAGCTGTCGGCCGCACGTCAGTTATCGCCAGCGAGCGTGGGCGCGCTGTGCGCTTCTCGTTTGCTTCGGATGCTCTCACGCTGAACGTCGCTAATCCGGATCGCGGCGATGCAACTGAGGAAATGGAGGTCAACTTCAGCAGCGAACCTCTGACGATCGGCTTTAACGGTCAGTATGTCACGGACCTTATGGCGGCGTTTGGCGCTGATGAAATCACCATGTCGATGGCTGACTCTGGTTCACCTGCGCTGATCACGTCGGCGAGCAGGCCGGGATACAGTTGCGTGCTTATGCCGATGCGGGTTTAGGCCGATGAAAAGCACCTTTGCGATATTCAAGCAGGTTTCACCCGAAACAGACCGGCCATTTCGGATCATTGAAACTTACCTAACATCGGAGGGGATGCGTTCGCGCATCTGCTCTGGCGCGTTCTCCACGATCGATACGGCTCAAGGTTGGGTGGCTCAGTTAGAAACCGGTTCGGCTTAATGGTTGCTCTCCCCAAACCTCAATCTACAACCGTCGGCGCGATCTACGCTGCTTACGAGGCCCAGGCGAAATCCTGGGACTCGTGGGGCATCAGCGTGGGCGAGGCTGGCACAGAATGCGACAGGGCGCTTTGGTACGCTTTCAGGTGGGCATCGGCCCACGAGGTGCATAGCGGCCGTCAGCTGCGCTTGTTTGAAACGGGTAACATCGAAGAAGACCGGCTTGTTGCAGATCTCGAGAGCATCGGCGTCGACGTCTACGGGCAGCAAGACAAGATCCGGCTCGTGTCTGGCTTCGTGCGCGGCAAGTGCGACGGTAAGGCAATGAATGTGCCTGAAGCGTCGAAGACAGAACACCTGTTAGAGTTTAAATCGAGCAATGCCAAGGGCTTCGCGCTAATTGTTAAGGATGGATGCCAGAAAGCAAAACCGTTGCACTATGCGCAGTGCCAGCTTGGAATGCATGCCTTCGGTTTGAGCCGGTGCTTATACCTCGTCTCATGCAAGGACAGCGACAGTCTACATTCCGAGCGCATCGAATACGATCTGGAGTTCTGCTTACGGCTTGTCGCCCGCTGCGAACGCATCGTGTTTTCGGACATGCCTCCGAGCAGGATTAGCGAAAACCCGGAGTTCTTTGGATGCATGTTCTGCAAGCACAAAGCGGTCTGTCACCACGATGCGCAGCCGCGAGTGAACTGCCGAACTTGCCTTCATGCTCAGCCTGAAAGCGGCGGTGATTGCCATATCTCATGCGCACGATGGGCAAAGCCGTTGTCGATCGACGAACAGCGCGACGGCTGCCCAACGCATTTGTATCTGCCGGGCATGGTGAATGGTGAGCAGATCGACGTGGACGAGGACGCCGAGACGATCACTTACAGGATGAAGTCGGGAGAGGTTTGGACCGACGGAGAGGGAAGGAAGGCGGCGTGAGCGTAAAAATCAATCATGACCTAGTCGGTCAGACCGTAAGTGTCCGTAAGGTTGGCGACAAGCAAGCATTCATCGGCATCGTTGCAGAAGCCTGGTTCTGGAAAGTGAAAGATGAACCGGGCGTCACCTATTTCAATGTCATCGATCCAACTGATGGGACCATGTGGAATCGTGATGCGGACGAAATCAGAGCAATTGAGAATATCGCGGAGGCAGCTTGATGCAAAAACCAACCAAGGAACGTTTTCTGGAGAATATCGCCAGCCACACAATGGAGGTGCGGTGTAATAGCGGCACGCATAGACACCTGACATTCTCTAACGATGGTTCGTCAGTATATAAGTTTCACATCACAACATGGCCCGGCTACTTGGCGACATCTGGCGATATGGGTTCGTTTATGTTCTCGCGACTTCCAGATATGTTTGAGTTTTTTCGCGGTGAACATATCAACCTTGGGTACTGGTCTGAAAAGCTTACAGCTCATGAGAAACACGGCGGTCACACGTCATATAGTGAAGATCTGTTCGTTGAAGCTCTGAAGAGCGATTTTGAAGGTTGGTACTTTGAAAGCGAAGACGACCGGGCAAAGGCATGGGATGCGATAACCGATGATTGTGATGGTCTAACTGACCGCAGCAGCAACGCTCAAGATGCCATTCAGTCTGCCATGGATTGGACCTGCCCAGTATCAGAGAATTCGTTTCAAGATTTCTGGGAACACCGGGTCGACGACTACAGCTATCATTTCACTTGGTGCTGCTACGCCATCCAATGGGCAATTCAACAATATGACGCCCGTTTTACAGCTGCGAACGACAACAAACCTAACGAAAGCATTGAAAAGGCAGCATAATGCTCCAGCTACGCGCATACCAGTCAGAAGCAATAGACGCCGTATTCGACTATTGGCAAGAGGAGGCAGGCAATCCGCTTGTTGATCTTGCGACCGGCTGCGGCAAGTCTTTGGTTATGGCGTCTTTGATCCAGCGCCTCGTTGAAGGCTGGCCTGATATGCGCGTGATGGTCGTTACGCACGTCGCAGAGCTTATAGAGCAGAATTATCTGGAATTGCTGGGCGTATGGCCATTTGCGCCTGCAGGTATCTATTCGGCTGGTCTTGGCCGTCGTGACGCGCGCAGTCAGATTGTGTTTGCAGGCATTCAGACGGTTCACAATAAGGCTCAGCAAATCGGACATGTCGACGTCCTTATGGTCGACGAGTGCCACCTGATTCCGATCAACAGCAACACGATGTATCGCAAGTTCATCGATGCTCTGCTCGAGATCAATCCGGACATGAAAATCCTCGGCCTGACTGCCACGCCTTACCGTCTCGACAGCGGTCGTTTGGATGAGGGCGCAGATCGTCTGTTTGATCAGATCGTCTACACCTACGGCGTTGCTGATGGTATCCGCGACGGCTTCCTTGCTCCGCTGACGAGCAAGCCAACGGCTACAGAATATGACGTCAAAGGCGTCGGGCGGCTTGGGGGCGACTACAAGCAGCGAGCACTGGAAGAAGCAATCAATCGTACTGACCTTAATGACGCGGTAGTTTCTGAGATCATTGCTAAGGGTGCCGATCGTCGTTCGTGGCTTTGCTTCTGTGCCGGCGTGAAAGCTGCCATGGACGTGCGTGACGTGTTCAGATCCCGCGGCATTACGTGCGAAGCCGTAACAGGCGATACACCGAAGGAAGAACGCCGCCGCATCCTTGAGGACTTCAAAGCATACCGCATCCAGTGCGTTACGAACAATTCAGTTCTTACAACAGGATTCAATCATAAGGGTGTTGATTTAATTGCATTTATGCGCCCGACTTTGTCTTTGAGTTTATATGTCCAAATGGCTGGCCGTGGCACTCGCCCGCTTTATAGAGCAGGTGCGCCGCTGGATACGGTAGAGGAGCGTCTGACAGCTATCGCGGCAGGCCCTAAACGTAATTGCCTCGTTCTGGACTTCGCGAAGCTCGTTGATCGGCACGGCCCTGTCGACATGGTGGAGCCAAAAGCTCCAAGTGCTGGCAATGGCGAGCCGCCAATCAAGATCTGCCCGACAGTGCCAGACGATAACGGGACGGTCGGTTGCGGTGAGAAGGTGCATATCTCGCTGATGAAATGCCCATGCTGCGGATATGACTTCCCTCCTAATGAGGATGAGAAGCTTACTCGGCAAGCCGCCGACGTTCCGATTGTCAGCACCGCCGAAGCTGAATGGCGCAAGGTGACGGGCAGAACGTTTCACTTTCACGAAGGCAAGGGAGACAAGCCGCCTTCGGTCAAGTGCAGCTACATCGCAGGTTTTACGCAGATCAATGAATGGCTTTGCCCGCAGCATACTGGTTTTGCACAAACCAAGGCGCATCGATGGTGGACGCAGCACGGAGGCCAGCGGCCGTTTCCAAAGACGGTTATGGAATGGCTCGAACGCCAGCGCGAGTTGCTAACAACCGACGAAATCAGCGTCGTACCGAACGGCAAATATTGGAATGTGAAAGACGTGCGGGCTGGAGACGTAGCAGATAACGACAACGTTCCAGAGCCTGCAAATGACAATGTGTCAGTTGGGCTATCGGAGCTTCTAGACGACGAGATTCCGTTCTAGCTCCAAAAACAAGAAAGCCCGCTTCGCTGGGAGGAGGAGTGCGAAGCGGGCTGATCTTGAAAGCGCGGCTAAAGGGAGGAGGAGTGCCACGCTTCGGGTTCAGTCTCTGGGAGGAGGAGTGAGACCGAACAACCCGAAGATAGGTAACTGGTGTGATGATTACAATGGGCAATGTCGCACATCAGTTATGCATCGAATGCATGGCCCTAAAAATGGAAAACCGCCCGGCAGCGCCGAAGCGCGCGCAGGCGGTCTTATCCTCCCAGACGAGGACCGTTTAGCAGTATTGGTTTAGTAAAGCAATAAGTACCGCAAAGTACATAAACCAACAAGATTTGTATGATTATAAATGTGCTTGCTAAAAGTTGGAGGGACGTGAATTTTTTTGCAGAATAGCTGTTGCACCGACTGACGACCCGACCACAATGACCATTACCCGGCCTTACCAGCCAACCACACGAGGAGCAAAAATGAAAAATCCAGACACAGAAACATACGATCCGTACACTGCAAGAGGGATGGGCGACAACAACCCGCCGACCTCTGCATATGAAGAGATCAAGCAGGAAATCGAAGACCTGTTCGATGAGGCGAAAAATTTCGCGGACGGCGAAGCCATCGACAATCAGGCGCTTGCTGACGCCGTGACCGAACTGCACGACAAGTTGAATGATGCTGGAAAGCGTGCCGATGAGGTTCGCAAAGACGAAGCCAAACCGCATGATGATGCCAAGGCTGAAATCCAGACGCGCTACAACAAGCTGATCGGCAACACCAAGACATCAGGCAAGGGCAAGGTCGTTCTCGGCAAGGAAGTGCTGCAAGGTCTTCTGACACCATGGCGCAATAAGGTTGCCGCCGAAAAGGAAGCCGCAGCACTTGCGGCGCGAGAGGAAGCCGACCGCGTAATCCGCGAGGCGCAGGAAGCCATGCAGGCTAGCGCTGGCAATCTGGAAGCCCGTGAGCAGGCAGAAGAACTGGTCAAGGAAGCCAAACGAGCTGACCGTTGGGCGAAGCGAGAAGATAAGGCAGCTACTACTGGCACAGGCCTTCGTTCAGTCTGGCATTGCGATCTGGTTGACGAGGGCGTCGCGCTTGATTGGGCATATGGCCGTTCGCCAGAGCGTTTCAAAGCTGTTGTGCAGGCAATGGCGGAAGAAACCGTGCGCGCCGGTATGCGTCAGGTGCCTGGCTTTACGGTAAGGGAAGAGAGGGTGGCGAGGTGATGGCTACAACCGTCTTCAAAAAAACGTTTCATCTCTCTGAAATTCGTGACGATGATTCAGTTGACCTCTCGCTCCCTTCAGGTTCTGAAATATTGACTGTAGCTGAGCAGTTCAAAGACAGTAAATCTCTGCAAGTCTGGTATCGCTGTTGTCCAGACGCTCCAAAAGTATCACGGAAGTTATTCGTTGTCGGGACTGGCAATCCAGCCCCTAATAAGTCGCGGGCATCCTATATTTCTACCGCAATCTTGGGAGGCGGCGGTTTGGTTCTCCACTTTTTCGATGGTGCAAGATGACCAACTACGGCGACCAATTCATGAGGTGCCTAGAATGTGGCGGCACCGCCGAGGCCGAATGCGTTGATGTAGGTGTCGGACTGTACATCGATGACGAATACGAATGCGCCTGCGGCTGGAATTCGGCCGCAGATGGACGGATGAACGTCGCCGCCTACAGCGACTGGTTTCCAGACATGATTGCTGACCGGCAGCGAGGCAAAGAAGAAAGGGCAGTATCGTGAAGGTAATTACTTACGCTATAGCGTTGTTTTCCTTGCCGGTAGTGCTTCTGTATGTGGGTATTTTCCTTACAGAAAAAGGAGTTCCATTTCCGATCCTGTTTGTTATTTGCGCGACTATATCTTTCGCCTTTTCATGGCACTGCGCTCGACTGCTGGTATTCGGACGCAACTGGTAAAACCATCAACTCCCGCCAGCCACCAACTGGCGGGTTACCACACACGAGGAGAGAATATGTCTTACGCAGAGTTGTTGGCGCGTAAAAGCGCCGACGCGCCACTGCGCGGGCTTTCGTCTATTCCGTCGCTACACGAAGGCATGTTTGCTTATCAGCGTGACGTAACCGAGTTTCTACTCGGTGTAGGCGGAGGTGCCGCGTTCCTTGATACAGGGCTTGGGAAAAGCTTTGTCGCATTAGAATGGGCGAGAGTCGTCTCGGAGCAGGTCGGAAAGCCTGTTTTGATGCTCGCGCCGCTCGCCGTTGCACCGCAGCATGTTCGAGAAGCGCAGAAATTCGGATACGAAGACGCGCGCGTTGTTCGCTCTCAAGATGATGTTGGACCGGGCATCAACGTCACGAATTACGCAAAAATAGATCATTTTGACCCAAGCGAGTTTGCTGGTGTGGTGCTTGATGAGTCCAGCGTCATCAAGAATTTCACCGGCCAAACAACCCGCAAAATGATTGCGATGTGGAAAGACACGCCATTTCGTTTGGCATGTACCGCAACGCCCGCTCCAAATGACCACATGGAGTTAGGCCAGCATTCGCAATTCTTGGGCGTGATGAATTCAAACGAGATGTTAACTCGATGGTTTATCGCCGATCAAACGAATATGGGCCGATATCGTCTCAAGGGACACGCCGTAAAACCATACTGGAGTTGGGTTGCGAGCTGGGCCAGATGCATTTCTAAGCCGTCAGATCTTGGTTATTCCGACGATGGTTTCGGATTGCCGCCTTTGGAGACATTTCGACACGAAATCAGGGCCGACCTGAGTGTCGACGCGGGGGAATTGCTGTTTCGCATTCCCGATACGAGCGCAGCAGCCATTCATAAAGAAAAGCGCCTAACCGCCAACGCCAGAGCTGAGGCAATAGCTGAGCAGGTGAATTCAGAGCGCTCCGAGCCTTGGGTTGTGTGGTGCGACACTGATTATGAAGCTGATGCTTTGACTAGCCGTATTCCCGATGCTGTCGAGGTTCGGGGATCGATGACCGACAAGGTAAAAGAAGATCGATTGGTTGGTTTTAGCGAAGGAAATATCCGCGTAATCGTCAGTAAACCGTCAATCGCTGGTTTTGGCTTAAATTGGCAGCACTGCGCTCGAATGGCATTTGTCGGACTGTCGTTCAGCTACGAGGCATATTACCAGGCTGTGCGTCGCTGCTACAGATTTGGGCAGAAACGACCAGTTCATGTGCACATTGCGCTAGCAGATACCGAGCGAGCGATCTGGGACACAATCAATCGCAAGAGCGGCGATCACGAGCAAATGAAGCGCGAGATGTACGCAGCGATGCGTCGAGTTCACCAGAAACGCCAAGTTAAGATCAACTATCAGCCAACCACGCCTGTAAACTTGCCCGATTGGGTGAAGGGAGCTTTAGCATGACCTATGTTCTAGACCAAGCAGCCGGCGATAAATGGGCGGCTTACAATGCAGACTGCGTGCCATTCACGCAGGGTTTGCCTGATGCGTCGGTAGATTTCAGTGTTTACTCCCCGCCGTTCTCTTCGCTCTACATCTATTCGGAGAGCGTGGCAGACATGGGAAACTGTGCGACTGACGACGAGTTCTTTGAGCAGTACCGTTACTTGGTGCGTGAAAAGCTCCGTGTGACACGGCCGGGGCGCCTAACCGCAATCCACGTCAAAGATCTGGTCTATTACCAGAATAGCAGTGAACGTGGCACAGCAGGTTTGCGTCCTTTTTCAGATGACTGTACCCGCCTTCATATTGAGGAAGGTTGGGATTTTCATTCGCGTATTACAATCTGGCGCGATCCAGTGCGGGAAATGCAAAAAACTAAAGCGCATGGGCTTCTCTGGAAGACACTTCGAGCTGACAGCACGTTTAGTCGCATGGGTATGCCTGAGTATCTGCTGGTTTTTCGGAAGTGGGCGAAGGATGGCGAAGAAGTTAAGCCCGTCACCCACACCAAAGAGAGTTTTCCAGTTACAGACTGGCAGGATCATGCGTCGCCAGTATGGAACTTTAGCAAGCAAGATTTGCCCGAGACTGATGTTCTGAACGTTAAGGTAGCTCGATCAGACAAGGACGAAAAACACCTTTGCCCCATGCCTCTAAACATCACAAAGCGCGCACTGCGAATGTGGTCCAATGCAGGTGACACCGTCTTTTCGCCGTTTATGGGCATTGGATCTGAGGGATACGTTTCTCTGCAAAACAACCGCCGCTTTCTCGGCACAGAATTAAATCCCAACTACTTCAAACAGGCAGTGAAAAATCTAGGTGATGCCGCGGCGGTCGGTGAAGTGCCGAGCCTCTTTGGAGATAACGACAACGTTGGGGCTGCAAATGCAGCCTGACGACATCTGCCACATCTGCTCCCGCCACGCCGTTGGTCTCGGCGTGCAGGAACACAAAGAACCGATCCGCTGGCTATGCAAGGAATGCGCAGATATTGCCGAGCATATCCGATCCCGCCGCAGGCTGGACCCTTACGAACTGCGCGCTCTTGATACCGGCGTTGAGTCAGTCGGGGCCTTCCTTGGCTCCATAGGCAAAACCGACCTTGCTGACTGTGACGAGCTCGAAGCGCGCATGCTGGTGAAAGCCGCATGGGAAGGCTGCGGGCGAGGGATGCGGGAAGCTTTGAAGGAGGCGCCGTTTTGACCGCCTACTACAACGAATTCGATCCGAAAGCTGCCGCTTGGCTGCGGGAGCTAATCAAGGCAGGACACATAGCCCCGGGAGATGTTGATGAGCGTTCAATTGTCGATATTCGACCTGCCGACCTCGTCGGATACACACAATGCCACTTCTTTGCCGGGATCGGCGTCTGGTCCTACGCATTGCGCCGAGCAGGGTGGCCCGACGACCGTCCTGTCTGGACAGGTTCCTGCCCCTGCCAGCCTTTCAGCGCAGCAGGCAAAGGAGATGGGTTTGCTGACGAGCGGCACTTATGGCCGCACTTCCACTGGCTTATTCAAAACTGCCGACCTGCAGTCGTCTTTGGTGAACAGGTTGCGAGCAAGGACGGACTCGGCTGGCTCGACCTTGTACAAGCTGACCTGGAAGGATCGGGCTACGCCAGCGGGGCGGTCGATACCTGCGCTGCGGGCTTCGGTGCGCCGCACATCAGACAGCGACTCTACTGGGTGGCCTACAGCCCAGGCATCCGACGGGTCGGGCGGCGGTCAGGCAGCGAGGGCTATGAACCCGGACAGATCGAACGATCTGAACGACTTCGCGATGCTGACCGGCTGGCCGACGCCAACAGTATCGAACAACGGCAAAGGGGAGGCGCCGGAAGTGCGGCAGGCGAAGGGTTTCGGCCTGAACTTGGCGGATGCAGCGTCGACATCAGGCTGGCCGACGACGAGCTGCAGCAACGACCGCGAAGCACGTCCCGTGGTAATGAAACGCGAGAACGGCACGAAGAACCAGCAGCGTCTGCAGGATTTTGCAGCAATGGCAGGATGGACAACAGCCTCAGCATCGGACGGATCGCGAGCGGGAACGGGAATAACGGCAAACATGACGGGCAGCAGCTTGCCTCAAATGGTGGCAATGGCAGGCCCGGCCCGACTAACGGCCTCTGGACAGATGCTGACTGGCTCCACTGCCGGGATGGAAAGTGGCGGCCAGTTGAACCCGGCACATTCCCGCTGGCTCATGGGTCTGCCGCCCGAGTGGGACGCCTGCGCGGTTACGGCAATGCAATCGTTGCGCCAGCCGCGCAAGCCTTCATCGAAGCGTATCTCGAAACCGAGTTAGTGGCCGTCAACGACAACAGCCCGTTTGCCAAAGCCGCTTAAGGCAGTCGACCACTGCCACCTTCGTGGTGTCGTTCCATGTATTTTCGACAAAGTTGAACAATCGCTTCATTGGCCTCTTCTTCGGACAGATTTGTCTGAAGATGGCCTTTGAATGTGATGGGTTCTCCTTTGAACACATCGATCACTGACCAGCTGCCGTCGGCCTCGTGTCGTGCTGCATACCCATTCTCAGCCATAGTTTCCTCCTTCAGGAGTTCACATGCACCATTTACAGATGCAGCCTGCAATTGCAGATACCGACCCAATGCTAGACGTCGCCCTGTCGTATCAGGCGCAAAACTGGCCAGTGTTTCCTTGCCGCCATCGCGACGATGAATATGTCGATCAGGACGGTTGTATTGAAATCCTCGCTACTAAAACGCCTTTGACATCAAACGGGTTCCGTGGAGCGACGCTGAATGAGCGCATCGTTCGCGAATACTGGCGCCGCAATCCATCCGCTATGATCGGGGTGCCGACAGGTGCACCTATTGGCGCATGGGTTCTTGACATCGATCCGAAACACGGTGGCGACGAAACACTTGCAGCGCTGGAGGCCGCACACGGCGCGCTGCCTGCAACACTGACCGCAGAAACCACGAGCGGCGGCCGTCACTACTTCTTTCGTCATCGTCAGGGTGTTCGCAACCGCGGCGCGCTTGGCTCCGGCGTCGATGTGCGCGGTGACGGAGGTTATGTCATTGCAGCCGGTAGCGTGCCGGAGATTGGCTTGCCTTATCGCTGGGGCGCGGAGCAAGAGCCGGTCGACGCGCCAGACTGGTTGCTTGAGCTTGTGTTGCCCCGCTCATATGAGAGCACATACACAGCATCGCCATCTGTGAGTGGCAAGATCAACGACCGCTATGTCGAGCGTGCAGTTCAATCCGAGCTGGACGATCTTGCGCTTGAACCGATGGGCAACCGCAACAACCGTTTGAACGACGCCTCGTTTCGTTTGGGTACATTTGTCGGGGCAGGTGCTCTGGCTGAGTCCGAAGCGCGCGCTCTGCTGCAGGACGTAGCCCGGGGCTGGGGGCGTGATTGGCCGCGCTGCGTTAAGACGATCGACAACGGCCTTGCTGCTGGTGCACGCAGCCCACGCAGCGTGCCGCAGAATGATAACGACAACACACGTCTGGTGGATATCAGCCGCATGATTGCGAATGGATTGGCGAAAGCAGAGGCGCGCACGGACGTTATTGCAGAGTCAGTTGCTAACTTCGATGAGAATATTAGCAATGGCGAACAAACAACTGAAAATAAACGTGCGATTATCGCAACGCCGTTTGTTTGGAAAGACCCGGCGACACTGCCACGGCGCGAGTTTGCATTCGGTAAGCACTTCATCCGCAAGTATGTTTCGGTGACAGTTGCGCCGGGTGGTCTAGGCAAAACTGCGAACAGCATCGTCGAAGCACTCGCCATGGCGTCGGGTAAAGCGCTCAATGGCACGAAACCTCCGAAGCGTCTCAAGGTCTGGCTTTTCAATGCCGAAGATCCGCGTGACGAACTCGAGCGTCGCATCATGGCCGCCTGTATTCATTTCAATCTGAAGCCAGCTGATATCGATGGGCATCTGTTCCTAGACACAGGACGCGAACAGGAATTGGTCATTGCGATCGACGACAAGAAAGGCGTGCGGATTCAGGAGCCCGTCGTTGAAGCTGTTGTTGAAACGATTTCGGAGCTTGGTATCGACGTGATGATTGTTGACCCGTTCGTGTCGACGCACCAGGTCAATGAAAACGACAACGGCGCAATCGACAAGGTGGCCAAGCTTTGGGCGCAGGTCGCTGACCGGACGAACTGCTCAATCGATATCGTGCACCATCTGCGAAAGGTGAGCGATCGTGAGGCGACCGTTGAAGATGCACGCGGTGCTGTATCCCTGATCGGGGCCGCGCGCTCTGTTCGTGTGCTCAACCGCATGTCGGAAGCTCAGGCGAGTGAGGCCGGCCTTACACACGAAGCGCGATTTTCATATTTCAGCGTGGTCTATGGCAAATCGAACTTGTCGGCACTGTCGCACAAGGCTGACTGGCGAAAATTGGAAAGTGTCGCGCTGGGGAACGGGCAGGGCCTGACCAAGCCTCAAGATCATGCGCCGGTCGTCACGTCATGGGCATGGCCGACAAGCGAGGAAGTGGCTGAGACATTGACCGAGGACGAACGCGACGCAATCCGTGGTGTTGTGAACGGTGGCATGTATAAGCCGGCGCCGCAGGCCAAAGATTGGGTAGGGCGTGCCGTTGCGTATGCGTTGCAGCTGGACGTCGACGAAGAGACAGACAAGAAGCGTGTCGGGATGATCACCAAGGCGCTGTTCGCGGAGGGCTTCTTAATGAAGGTGGAAGACCGGGACCCTGTTCAGCGCAGGGCGACGACGTTTGTGCGAGCGATGTGAAGAGAGCGCCCTACGGGGCGCTTTTTTGTTACTCGAATCCAAATGTAGGTTTAGAATCATTCGAAGGATCAACCACCGCTTACACTTAATATTGATATCTTGTGGAGAATCGCTCCAGTTTCCTGTTATGCGGAGGTGGCGATATGTCAAAGAAAGATCATCTTGATAAAGATATTACCTTTTCAGGGCAAATAACCGAGACTGGTGTAAAAGCGTCCGTTAGAAGCAGACTTGCATCGGGTATTGATCGTCTTTGCGGAAGTGTCGCGGATTTAGGTGCTTCTTATTTCGAAGGAATAGCAGAAAGACGAAGAGCGCAGACAGAGGGTGAAGTTGCGCTAATTAAACAAGTCGCCAAACTTGGTATTGAGAGATTGTCTTGTGATGAATCTCTTCAAGACAGGGCAATTGCACAGCATTATGATAAGGTTCTGCGTGCGCAGGCAAACAAGGATGCAGTTGTTCGCGAAGCAATAATTGATTTGAAAGAACAGAGTGAACAACCAGACGATCATTCCGGGCCTGACGTGCTCAGCGAAGAATTTTTAGATCGTTTTGAAAAGATGGCTGGAGACGCAAGCACGGAAGACTTGCAACATCGATGGGGCAGAGTTCTGGCAGGAGAGATCCGTAAACCTGGAACATTTAGCAGGAAGGTCATGCGGGCTGTCGATGAACTGGATAGTTATGTAGCAAAATTGTTTGAAGAAGTTAGTTCTGCAGGTATTGGTAGCTGTATTATATTAGGGTGCCTTCGCGAAATTCATTATTCTGAGCGTTTGAAGTTGGCTAATTTTGGTTTGACAGTGGATCATACCGAGCAAATCCGCAAGTTCACAAAAATATCTAATGGAACAGGACCAGACCTTTGGGTTGTGACGTTTGGTGACTATGCGATAGGGTTTAATGCAAACTGCGTGCCGGACTATTCGAATTCGAGAGTGCTAGTAAAGTTTGATGATATACCATGCTTGCCCATCTTTCTTTTAACTGAATCTGGCGAAGCCCTCCTTACGGTAATATCGCGCGATGAGATTGCAATACTTAGAAGGTTGGCAGATCTCATCGAAACGGTTTTGGGCGGAGAGAAGATTGTCGCGCTCAAATTAGATCCTGTTTTAAATATGCTTCGCACGATTCAAGACTTTTAAATACGGCCTTTGATACAACCCACTGTCACAATCGAATTACAACCATAGGTAACGCGTAAGTCTTGTTGCGTAAGTCTCAAAAAACCTAAAAAGACTTGCGCAAAAGCACGCTGCTTTTAGTGCGTAAGAGTTCTTATATAGAAACTTACGCACAAAGCGCGCAGCGCGTAGTTCTATGCGTTTGAGAACTACGCACTTTTTAGAAAATTTCCTGATTGAAAAATGCAACCTGATTTGAGGTCGGTTGAAATTATGCCGGTCGACGCTTGACCGACGTGTCACTCCCACCATGATGTGAATTGTCAGCCCACCAAGCTGACGCACCATGAACACGAGGAGAGACCATGACACGAAGGCGTGCGCTGAAAGGCGCGTCATCCAGCAAGCCTGAACCAAGCAAGCTCAATTCCCAACCTGCAGCGAAGCCAAAAGCCACAAAGCAAACCGTCCGCATTAATGGCATCAGAACGATCATTACGACACGTGATGGCAAGGTGACGACAAAAGCAGCCCTGCCTCTGGAATGGGAACTGCAAGCTGCACAAGTCCGCAGCCTGCGTAAACTGCCAGAATACGTACACACAGCGCGGGACGTTCGACCGGGAACATTCACACTGGCCGGAGATCAGAACGCAGCCAAGCGCGGCCCTACGGCGAGAGCTGAAGCGTTAGCAGCAGGTCTGACACCGGGAGAAGCAGACGTCCGGATCTATCTCTACGGTGGTGTGCTGCGGCAGATTGAAAACAAGGTCGGCAAGGCCAAGCTCGAACCAAGCCAGATAACCCGCCATCCGTTGCTTGATGCTCTTGGCTTTCCTGTTGTGGTCGTCAGGGCAGTCACCGAGGACGATGCAGCAGAGCAGGCAGTGAGGCTGGTTAAAGGCTGGCTGCTGGAAGCTAGCGAACAAAGGGAGGCCGCGTGATGGCCGATACAAAGTTTACGCCGGGGCCGTGGTCTTTCGAAGTGATCAGGCACATCTGGAAGCTCGGAATGAATGCTGCAATCGCTGAAGGGTATGTTCCTACTGATCAAGCGGTGAATGACACGATCAATGGCGTATCTGACGCCAACGCCCATCTAATCGCCGCAGCACCAGAGCTTTATGAGGCGGTTGAAGAACTGACCGCCGCAATGAAGAAATATGGAATGGATGTGGATGGAGATGCGCCTGCCGCACACCGCGAGATGATGCACAAAGCGGAATCAGCCCTAGCCAAAGCACGAGGTGAAGCATGAGCAAGACAACGCGTCACGGATCTATTGCTGAACAACTCAAAGCGCTTATGGCCTACCGCAATCGTCCTGAAGAAGAATTCGAGCCGCTGCAGACTAACTGGTCTGTTACACCGGCTGCGAATGACAATGATCCTGAAGAAGTCGCTGACATGGGGTTCGAGCGTAAACGGCTCGTCACTCCATCGGTGCAAGCCATCATGGATAGTGTTGCAACCGGTGAAGTGAAAACAAACGACCGTGACCAGATAGTAAGGATTGGACGACTACGATTCAGCGACGGCAACCAGACAGAGGTCGGTTATGTGCTAGGAATCGACGGCGACGTCATTCAGGCAGACATCCGGATGCCGACAGGTTCAATGCTTGGATCTCGTGACAAAACGGACGTTCAGTCAGGTGGTGGCGCTGACCCAAGGCACATAGTGGACAGCAATCACTATTTCGCAGCTACTCTGGATACTCAACCATCCCGTTACATTCCTTCGAAGAAGCGTCGCAATGGTCAGAGTTTCACAGCAGAACAGTCAGCGCAGACATTAGCTGAAGCTTACGCGAACACTGACATGTCGAAGGTAACCTACACCCGATATCCGAAGGGGTTGCCGTGTGGATCGCCAAAGATAGCCGATAGCTTCCTTGGTATGCGAAAGACAACCTGTGCAGGAGGCGGAGGAGAGGCTTGGGAAGATACGCTGTCAGCAATGATCGAGCGCAACGTTTGGTTTGATGCATTGCAGGATTTGAAAGATAGGGATCGAGACATCCTTGACGCTGCGATGACAGCGAAGAACTTTACCAGTGTGTCGCCCGGTGGAAGTGATCGCGGCGCACGGAAGCGAGGACGTCGGGAATTGTTAGCCGCAAACGATAATCTGGCAGCAGCAATTAAAAAGTATGCAGCGTAAGTTCCGATTATACGATCTCACGGAGAGTATAGTGAAGGGGTTCAACCGCATAGCGGTTGCCCCGCACTGTTCCGTGCGCAATGGCGACGGACCCGAAGACATGCTGCAGTCAGGTGCAGTCTCTGAGCTTCGGGTAACTACCCGACGACAGTAGAAAGCATGCCGACCCCACTGGCTTTGCCATGCGTCACCTGCGCTGTCGTCAATCTGAAAAGCAAGCGCAATCCCCTGCAGTCATTGGCTCGCAGACATAGGCAGTGCACGCCTGCATTGCGCTTGCCAATCCATTCAAATCCCCGGCGCCGTATCTCCTCCGGCAGACGGGATACGGCGGGTTGAGCTTATTTAAAGGGCTCCCCGCCGATCAATTAGCGAGCTTGCGCTGTTGCCAGTAGCGATTACGTAAACGTGGTGCGAGCCACCATGCGATAGGTGGGCTGGCAATTAAGCTGATGGCCACAGCAATCGGAAGCAGCATCGCTGCGTTATCAGCGAGTGCGGGAACCGATAGAACGGTTATGGCGCCAACGCCGAACACAACAGCATTCACAACGATACTCAGCATAGCTGCGATTTGAAATCTAACTGACATGATCGTTCCTCCTGTGAAAGGAACGTCGATTTTCGTTGTCGGTTCCCTGACCAATTGAATGCGGAGTGGAGAAGTGGTCAGCTCGTCTGGTTCATAACCAGAAGATCGTCGGTTCGAATCCGACCTGCCGCAACCAAACAAGACCAGCGACGCCTCTGTCTTACGCGCACCCAAGTTGGTTGCTTTCTCGGAGGCCGGCCCATGACACAGCGCACGTGGATCCGCCTCTATAAAACTGCCCGATGGCAGCGAATGCGCGAACGACAGCTGACCGAGCAACCGCTGTGCGTGTTCTGCTTACGGGTAGGTGACGTCGAACCGGCGACGGTTTGTGATCATGTCATCGCTCATAAGGGAGACGAGTTCCTTTTCTGGGATGCAGGCAACCTCCAGTCACTTTGCAAGACGTGTCACGACCGAACAAAGCAGCGTTTGGAGCGAGGTCAGGACATCGTGACCTTCGGGGCCGACGGGTGGCCGGTTTGACCCCAGGGGGGCATCAAAAAGTCGACGAAGGCCGAAAGCGCCGGAACGGCGAGGGTCCACAGCGCACGCATCCACAATTCAAAATATGACCCCTGTGAAGGATTTATGCCATGGCGAGGCCAAGAACGCCTCGCGCCAAGGCGGCAGTCGAGGCAAGCGATAAGAAAAACCCGCAGCGCTTTAAAAACCGAATCGATGCCAAGGCCGATGGCCCACTCGGCAATCCTCCAGCATGGTTGAAGGATACGCCGGAGCTCAAAGCCAAGGCGGCATGGAAGCTGTTTGAAAAAGAACTTCCATGGCTGAACCAGTCACACCGCACGCTAGTCGGAATGGCGGCCAATATTCAGGGCCGCATCATGGCTGGGCAAGAAGTTGGCGTGCAAGCGATGAACTTGCTGCGTCAGATGCTTGGCCAGATGGGCGCAACGCCTGCGGACGCATCGAAAGTTGCGACTGGCGACGACGGCGATGAGAAGGACGATCTGCTTGACTGATATGCCTGCGCTGGAGCGTGTGAGCGCTTACGCGCAAGCTGTCCTTGACGGCACTGAGATTGCAGGCCCGCACGTTCGGAACGCATGCCAGCGTCATTTCGACGATCTGGCGACAGGACATGAGCGCGGGCTCTGGTTTGACGACGAAGAAGCGGATCGTGTGTTCCGCTTCTTCGAAGAGCGCCTGAAGCTCTCAGAAGGCCAGTTTGAAGGCAAGCCCTTTAAGCTACACGCATCGCAAGCATTCAAGCTCGGTTCGTTGTTCGGTTGGAAGCGTGAGGACGGTTCCCGCCGTTTTCGTCGTGCGTACATCGAAGAAGGCAAGGGTAACGGCAAATCGCCATTCGCTGGCGGAGTCGGCTTGTTCGGATTGATCGCCGACAAGGAAGCTGGCGCGCAGATTTACGCTGCCGCTGCAAAGAAAGAACAGGCCGGCATTCTTTTCCAGGACGCTGTGAAAATGGCCCGAGCTGCACCCGCTTTGATGCATCGTGTGAAATTCAGCGGCGGTATAGGGCGTGAGTTCAATATAGCGCACCACAAATCGCAATCGTTTTTCCGTCCGATCTCAAAGGATTCGGGAAAGTCGGGTTCTGGTCCTCGTCCACACTTCGCGCTTTGCGATGAGGTGCATGAGCATCCAGACCGATCGACGATGGAAATGTTGGAGCGTGGCTTCAAGTTTCGTCGCCAGCCACTGCTTTTGATGATTACGAACTCTGGCAGCGACAAGAACAGCATTTGCTGGGAAGAACACGAGCACGCAGTTCGGGTTGCAGCCGGGACGCAGACGCCAGACGAGGTGTTTAACTACGTCGGTGAAGTCATCGACGACACGACGTTTGCATGGGTTTGTGCACTCGATAAGGGCGACGACCCTCTGAATGATCCTTCTTGCTGGAAGAAAGCTAATCCACTTCTCGGTGTGATTCTGACACAGGAATATCTTGCTGGCGTTGTTGCTCAGGCCAAACAAATGCCGGGCAAGCTGAACGGCATTCTGCGTCTGCACTTTTGCTGCTGGACAGATGCCGATAAGGCGTGGATGCCGCGTGAGACTGTCGAAAGCGTCATGGATGACTTCGACCCCGAAGAGGAACACGCTGACAAGCCGGTTTTCATGGGTGTCGACCTTTCGGGCAGTAAGGATATGACTGTTCTTGCCTGCGTGGTTCCTACGGGTTTCATGGAAATGGAACGCGATGACGGAGCTACAGTCAGTCTACCGACCTTTGATGCGTGGGTGGAGGCTTGGACGCCACAGGAAACGCTGCAAGCCCGAGCGCAGGCCGACAAAGCGCCATATGAGTTATGGGTGCAGCAAGGCTGGCTCAATGCCACTCCCGGCAAACGTGTCCGATATGACTTCGTTGCAGCACGACTTCAGCAGTTGGATCAGCAGTTCGAAGTCAAAGCCATCGCTTACGACCGCTACGCATACGACAAATTCCGCGAAGAGGTCGACGCGCTCGGCATTGAAGTCGACCATGTTGCACATCCGCAGGGCGGCAAGGTCAGGGCTAAACCTGAGCCAGCTAAGGTTGAAGCCGCAAAAGCCGCTGGCCTGCCACCGCCGCAAGGCTTGTGGATGCCGGGTTCGGTGCTGGCGCTAGAAGACATGATCATCGACGGGCGCATTCGCATGAGGCGAAACCCGGTGTTGATGACTGCGCTCATGGGCGCCACGTTCGATCACGATCCGCAAGAAAACCGATGGTTTGTCAAAACGAAAGCTTCGGTGCGCATCGACGCGGCTGTCGCGCTCGCAATGGCTATTGGTGCTGCGATGGACACTCCGATTGAGCCTGAAGAAAACCTAGATGACTTCATCAATAACATGGTGGTCATCGCCTAACTCACGACGGAGCGAATATGGGCTTCATTGATAGATGGGTCGGAAAGCCCATCAAGCTCACCGACGGCGAGTTCTGGCGCGGTTTCTTCGGCCTTGGAACGACGTCAGGTGAAAAAGTTACTTATGAAAAAGCTCTTGAGCTTGATGCCGTATGGGCGTGCGTAAATCTCGTATCCAATTCTGTGAAAACGCTGCCATGCAACGTGTTCAAAGACGATGGCGTCACAATCGATCGTGAAAACGTTCTCTATGAGCTGCTTCACGATATGCCCAATCTTGATGACACGGCGTCTGATTTTTGGGCCATGGTTGCGATGTGCCTTTGTCTGGATGGAAACTTTTTCGCCGAAAAGAAGATGAACGGGGGCAGGCTTACTGCTTTGAACCCGTTTCATCCTCTCGCAGTCAAGGTTTGCCGCGACGACAGGAATAACCGCTATTACGAAGTGACTGAAACCGCCAAGGGCAAGTCCGGCACGATCCGACGTATCAGCGAAGACAAGATGTTCCACGTTCGCGGCATGGTAATTCCCGGCTGTGATCGAGGTCTTTCGCCAATTGGCGTTGTCAGGAACACTGTCGGGAACGCGCTTGCGGGTGAAAAGACGGCTGGCAAAATGTTTGCCAACGGCATGCAGGTTGCGGGCGTTCTTTCATCTGACCAGATCCTAAAACCCGAACAGCGCAAACAGCTCGGTGAGGTGCTTGGTCAGTTTGCTGGGTCTGATAAGGCCGGTAAGATTGCTGTTCTAGAAGCTGGGCTTAAATACCAGCAGCTGACAATCAATCCGCAAGACGCACAGATGCTCGAAACACGCCAGTTCAGCGTTGAGCAGATCTGCCGCATCTTCGGCGTGCCTCCTGTCATGATCGGACATGCGTCAAACGGGACGACGACCTGGGGTAGCGGCATTGAGCAACTGATCCTCCAGTTCACCAAGACCTGCTTAACTCCGTTGCTAAGAAGCATTGAATCGGCAGTCTATCGCGATTTGCTGGACGCAAAGACGCGCAAAACGACTGTCGTGAAGTTCAACATGGAAGGCCTGTTAAGAGGCGATAGCCAGGCGCGCGCTGAATTCCTTCAACGGATGGTTCAAAACGGCATTTATACGCCGAATGAGGCCAGAAGTTACGAAAACAAAGCGTCGAAGCCGGGCGGTGACGAACTCATCGTCAACGGAACAATGCAACCTTTGCACGGCATCGGCCACAACGGCGGACCATCGCTTGATGACGCGCCCGAAACGCGCGCTGCTTAAGGATACTTTATGAAATTCGAACAAATTTTGTCAGCCTTTGAGGCTGAGCCGTGGGCGATTCAGCGCGAAAAACTGGCAGTTCTTGCGGATGTTATCGCAGCTCGTGCTGCCGGTGATAAGTTCGTGACGTCTGAATTTGCTGCTGCTGTTTCTGATGCTCGGGCGAAAGAGATCGCTGAAACCGACGGTAAGGTCGCTGTGATCCCTGTCTATGGGGTGCTTTCTGACCGTATGGACATGTTTTCTGCGATGAGCGGCGGCACTTCATACGCTGGCATCAAGCGGCAGCTTCACAAGGCGCTGTCTAATGACGATGTGAAGGCCGTGGTGCTCGATGTTGATAGCCCTGGCGGTTCCGTTCCCGGTACGGATGAATTGGCAACGGAGATCCGCAAGCTACGCGGAGGCGACAAGCCGATCATCGCGCAGGTCAACAGTCTCGCTGCAAGTGCCGCATACTGGTTGGCTTCATCCGCTGACGAAATCGTTGTGACGCCTTCCGGCAGAGCAGGTTCAATCGGTGTCTACACAGCGCATGACGATATTTCCGCTGCATTGGATAAGGCGGGCGTCAAGCGGACGTATATTTCCGCTGGCAAGCATAAGGTTGAAGGCAACGAAACTGAGCCGCTTGGCAAGGAAACGCTGGCTTATATTCAGGAAAGCGTGAATCGCTCGTATGAACGCTTCCTAACGAGCGTTGCCGAAGGTCGCGGCATCACCAAAGCGCGCGTCGAAGCCGACTTCGGTCAGGGGCGGGTTTTCTACTCTGAAAAGCTCATTGAGCTGGGTATGGCCGATCGTGTCGCAACGCTTGATGAGACATTGGCCCGCTTTGGTGCCGATACCGAACCAACATATGTGCGCCGGGTGAAAGCATCTAATGCCGCAAAGGCAGATGCAGCCACGCTTCTTGCCTCGAAAATGGCAACAGGCGAACAGATTACCAAACGCGAATTCGAGAATGGTTTGAAGGGTCTTCTAAACCTGTCGAATTCTGAGGCAGAGCGGGCCGCTCGGCTCTACCTCAAGGAAGGTCAGGGGGCTCCTGACGTCGAGACGGATGCTGCTGCTTTGGCAGCCCTAAACCGGCTTTTGGCCGAAGCAAACACACCACTCATCAAAATCTAAGGAGCCACACATGGCTGATAATGTACTTGCCGATAAGATCGGCGAGCTTGGTACTTCGCTTGCCTCCATCAAGGAACAGGTCGGCAATCTCGCGGTAGACTTTACGTCGAAACTTGCTGCAAACGGAGAGGTTTCTGCCGAGCTCAAGGAAAAGACCGATAAGGCTCTGTCTGAACTCGGCGACATGACCACACGCCTTGGCGACCTTGAAAAGCGTGCCGCCCGCGAAAAGGAAGAAGGCGCGAACGAACAGAAGTCGCTTGGCGATCTGGTTATCGACTCTGCAGATTATAAGGCGGGTATGCTGACAGGTTCGTCTCGCGGTTCAATCAAGGTGACGGCAGATCGCGCTGCAATCACTTCGGCCAACACTACAGTGGGCGCTGGACGCAGTCAGGGTACGTCTCTCGTACCGGGTGCACGCGTGCCGGGTATCTTTGGTCTGCCAGAGCGGACTCTGACCATCCGCGATCTTGTGCTTCCGGGCCAGACTTCTTCGAGCTCAATCGAGTATGTGAAGGAAACTGGTTACACGAACAATGCGGCTCCTGTCGCTGAAACGACTGCGAAGCCATATTCGGACCTGACGTTCGACATGACTTCTGCGCCGGTTCGCACGATTGCGCATCTGTTCAAGGCTTCGCGCCAGATCCTCGATGATGCACCGGCACTTCGCTCCTATATCGATGGCCGCGCTCGTTACGGTCTGCGCTTCGCGGAAGAAAATCAGCTGCTTAATGGCTCTGGCACTGGTCAGAACATTCACGGTCTGGTTCCGCAGGCGACCGCATTCAATCCGGCCTTCGCCGCGGAGAATGAAACCGGCATTGACCGACTGCGTCTGGCCATCCTTCAGGTCGTACTCGCCGAGTATCCGGCAACGGCATTTGTTCTCAATCCGATCGATTGGGCGAAGATCGAGCTGACCAAGGATCTTGGTGGAAATTACATCATCGGTAATCCGCAGGGTTCGCTAACTCCAACTCTCTGGAACCTGCCAGTGGTTTCCACACAGGCTATGGCCGCAGGTGAATTCCTCACTGGTGCTTTCAGCTTCGCTGCACAGATATTCGATCGCCTCGATATCGAAGTGCTGCTGTCGAGCGAGAACGTGGATGACTTCGAAAAGAATATGTTCACGATCCGCGCGGAAGAGCGACTGGCGTTCGCCGTCTATCGTCCAGAGTCGTTCGTAACCGGCGACGTCGAAGGCGCTTAATTGGGGTGGGGAGCTTCGGCTCCCCTTTTCCAGATTGGAGAGAACATGACCGATTTTCTAGAAGTCAAAGCCCTGAAGACCTTTGCTCTCGGCAAAGAGCTGAAAACCCGCAAGAGCCCATCTTTCAAAGTTGAAGCGGGCGAAGCTCGACAGTTGGAAGCGCAGGGACTTGTCTCGCTGGACGGCAAGACTGACGTGATTAAGGAAGCGGACGGCGTCGCGCTAGATAATAGCACAAAGCCCAAGCGGAAGGCGAAATCAGATGGCAGTATCGACAAAGACGCGTAAGAGGCGGGTAGCCAGCTACATCGGCGCCGGGGTCGTTATTCCAAATCCTCAGCCCGAACCGGAGCCGGAAGTGCCACCTGAAGGTGGTGGTGATGGCTCTGATTGATCTTGCTGTATTCAAGCGCCACCTACGCGTTTTTCACGACGACGAAGACGACGAGCTGACTCTTTATCTGGTGGCCGCGGAAACTGTGGTCACTGAATACCTCGATCGAGAGGTCGTGGCGGCTGGTCAAACGCCATCACTACCTGATGGCATCGTCGTTAATGACGCTGTTTCAGCTGCAATCTTGCTCGTCGGTGCAGACCTTTACGAAAATCGCGAGCCTGACACGGCATCTAGCGGAGACGCAGTGCTGCCAAGACACGTTCGTGCTCTGCTGTCGGCGTACCGGGTTTGGCGGGAATGAATATTTAGCTCGGCAGAGAGAATGGGCAACCAATATTGGCTTTTGCCCATTTGTTCCAAACACACTCAAACCGATCATGCGGAAAGGCCTGCCGGTCTTTGTAAAATGACGCATCCGCATACAGGAGCTTGGTTCTCAATAGCTCCATCATGAAGTTGAGAAGCAAATGCTTCCTTTTAGTGAGCAAATCGACGACCGGCTTATTTAGATCGGATTCCGCGAATTGGCCGGCTTTGTTCGGCAGATCAAAAATCCTGACGCGTACAAGATGCCTCATGATTGGATCTGGATTCAGTCTCCAGACTGATCCACCCGGATCATCATAAAACGGCTGAGTATGTTGATGATTGTCGATGACTGCTTCGCAGCACGTAAGAATATTGTTGACGATGTCGGAAAATACATCGGTCACTACTGAAGTATGCGTGTTGTTCGGTAAGCTCAGTACAAGATTTGACCATCCATGTTTTCTGACAAGCAGGGAAATTTGAAACTCATCAAAAATTTCGTTCTGTTCTGCAATCATCGATACACGCGCGCGGCTGATTGGCGTTTAAATTCTGCTCTAACCGCGCTTCTCCAGTCTTTGTCGCCATATGATCAGACTCGCTCGTGAGTGTCGAGCGAAGGAGGGAAATATGCCCCACGTCCGCTTCTCAGAAGACTTTGATTGGAAGCCGCTCCCGCAAGTCACGATTGCTTATAAGGCTGGCTGGTCTGGCCTTGTGACTTCGCCTTGCGCAACTGCTGCAATCGAACGAAACAAGGCTGTTCGCCTGAAAACTCCGAGAAAAGGTGAGAAGGATGGCGACACGTAAAGGCGCAGGCGCGCTCAACAACATCGTCGTCTTTCAGCAGCGTGAAGCGGTGAGGGACGAGGGCGGCGGCACTAGCCAGGATTGGGTCGACAAGTTCGAAACGGCCGCTCGTTTGCAGCCCCGCCTCGGCTCCGAAACGGACATCGCCGCTCGTACGCAAGGTATCCAGCCTTATACGCTTGTTGTTCGCAGTGAACCGCAAACACGAGGCGTTACGCCGTCATGGCGCGCGAGAAACAAGCGAACTGGCATTGTTTACGAGATCCAGTCTTGTGCGAACCCCGACGAGGTTAATCAGTACATCGAAATGCGCGCTGTCGTGCAGGGCGGTGGCTGATGGCTATCGGCGCTCGAATTCTGGGGCTTGCTAAACTCGAACAGAAATTCAAACGCTTGCCGAAAGTCGCTCGCGACATGGTTCGTGGTGCGATGGAGCAGGGCGCTGACGATATCGTCGATATGATGAAACGTCGTGTTGCTGAAGACGACGGCGCACTAAGGAAAAGTATCGGTTGGACTTGGGGTAAAGCGCCAAAGGGCAGCATGGTTATCGCAACCGTCGAAGCCAGCCTTGCAGCTGACTGGACGATCACGATCTATGCAGGCAATAAAGAAGCTTATTACGCGCGCTGGATTGAATTCGGTACAGTAGGCTTTGCCAACAAAGGCGTGTTTCCCGGTACGAAGAATCCCGGTCAGGGAAAACAGCCCTTCTTCTACGTTACTTGGCGGGCAAAAGACAAAGAGACGAAGCGGCGTATTCGTCGAGCCATCACCAAAGCAGCGAAAACAGTAGCCGCAGGAGGCTGATGGATGGACCCGGTATGGGAACTTCAAACCGCGATCTATGCGCGGTTATCGCAGAATGCTGCGCTGACAACGCTAATCGGCGTCGACAAGGTTTATGACAATCCTCCCGCCGATCCCAATGGCAATATACCGGCCGCTACCTATCCGTATGTTTCATTTGGCAGCGCCTCATCCTCGGATGACAGCGCCGATTGCGTTGATGCGGTTGACGTCACATTCCAGATTAATTGCTGGTCGTCGTTGCCGAGTCAGAAACAGGTTCGGCAAATCGCTGACGCTGTCACGAAGGCGCTGAAGCGATGGGAGCCGCCACTAGCGGTGAACGCTCTCGTCACCTTCGATTATTGGCGGACTGACTATATCCGCGCTCCCGGCATCAATCAGGCTTCGATCCAATACACGGCCGTCATTGAGACGCCGTAGCCCGCACAGCCGGATTTCACCACTTATTCTCTTATAAGGTCGCCATGGGCGGCCTTTTTTGTTGGAGGCCGAATTGGCTCAAGCAACGACTATCAAGGGCGGCAAATTCCGCGTCCTTATCGGCAACGATGCCGATCCAATTGTATACGAAAACCCATGCGGCTTCACGCAGCGGTCTATTACAATCAACAAGGGCCTCGAAGAGGTAAATGTTCCTGACTGTACCGATACTGACAAAGTCGATTGGGTCGGTCGCGATGCAACCAGCCTTTCGATGAGTATCAGTGGTGAAGGCGTACTTGCCGCTGAAAGCGTCGATGTTTGGCTAGATGCGGTCGACAGTCTCGAATCCATTCCAGTGAAGGTAGAGTGGGAATTTCCTGCAAAAACCATTACTTGGACCGGCTTCATGCATGTTGAAAGCATTGAGGCGGGCGCAACCAATGGCCAGCGCGCGACGCTCAATGTCAGCTTGCAGTCTGACGGTGTCATGGTTCGTACTTCTACACCGGCTACGCCATAATGCGCGACGCGTCGATCGAGCTAACCTGGGCGGATGGTGATTACACCTTCCGCCTTGGATGGGGCGAACTCGAAGCACTCCAGGAGGCCTGCAATTCAGGCCCCTGGATTATCCTTGAACGCCTGATATCGAAGCAGTGTTTCGTCGGCGATATCGCAAATGTCATTCGGCAAGGCCTGATTGGCGGCGATATGAAGCCGACTGATGCAACAAAGCTGGTGCAGCGTTATGTCGAAAAGCGCCCTCCTGCCGAGAACCTTTTGTTTGCTATCGCGATATTACAGGCTGGTATTCAAGGCGTGCCGGAGGAGCCAGTGGGGGAGCAGGGAGCGGCAAGTCAGACGGAGAGCGCATCGACAGCCTTCCCGATGGAAAAATCAGATTTGCCGCAATCTACGGAAACGGTGCAGTTTTAGGTTATACACCGCAAGACGTTCGACGAATGTCGGTGTGGCAGTACATGGCAGCGCTTGACGGTTACATCAAAGCAAACACGCCAGACGAACCTAGTAAGCTTTCGGAATCCGAGAAAGACGATCTTTGGGATTGGATTAAGGCTGGGTGATTAACGAAGCGGGCGTTTCATAATGAGAGGTCCATCTGACTTTTGTTCAGTATACCTCATTACGACCCGGACCGTTCTTGAACGAACTGACGTCTTGCTCGCGCAAGTTACGATAGCGTCTTGCGCAGAAACGGCGAATATTTCTCCAGCCTTACGTACGGGTTGGAACTCGACCGTTAAAATCTGAGTGAGCTCACCTTCACCGTCGTAAGAAACTTCAAAAGTTGCAGAAGCACGACTATAGTCAGTATCTTCGGGTATCTTCCAGCACTTTGTAGCCAAGCCAATAACTGTTTCCGCATCAGAGGCCATTGCGAATGTCGGGAGTATGACAAACGGTGCCACTAATAATCTTTTTAAGTTTTTCATTCTGCTCCCAAGTAGTTCAGGCATCTTGAATAAATAGGAACTTTAGGCGCTGAATCCAAACTTAATTTAAAGCCCCGTTTCGACGGGCCTGACTTGCCGTGTCATGTGGCGATCGCCTATTGCACTCGTAAAGGATACGCCACATCAAGTTTGACCCCGAAGTGTCCGTCGCCGCGCCGTCCTCTTTCCCATCCTCCCAAAATGACTGCGTCTACTGCCGCGGATCTTCCATTTAGGATATTGTGAAAATCAGATGTTACATCTCTGGGAATATAACCTACGGGGCGACTATCTATATCTACACGGATAGCTCGCTTATCGTATTCATTAGTAGGTTCAGGAATTAGCTTCGCTGTGCAGTAATATTCAGCAGATTCGTCGCTTCTTCCAGCGATGTCTTCAAGCGCGCGTTGATAGTGAGATTCCCCTACAACATTAAAGTCATACTCACCGTCGCCTGAAACTGTAATGTTACCCGAAAGAGCGGGTAGACCGTCGTCGTCTTTACTGCTTTTTGCTAAACCCCACACGATGCCAATTAAAACGCCAACGCCAACTAAAAACCAAAGCATAATATCCCCCGAATACGTGATGCATTAGACATGCAAAAACAATTTGGGGTTGTCTAGTTTATTCTAGGTTTAATGCCGGATGAATAGCTTCAATGTGTTCGCTGGGAGGCGTGGATTATTGGTAGCGTCGGGTTAGTGCTTTGTAGGCAGTTTGCCAGTTTTGAGAAAATCAACGCAATCTTGAATTCTTTTTGATGCTAAGCGCTTGTCGCTTGGCGTCTCATCTGGTGGGCCGTTCAGGGCAATTGAATGACAATTGGCAGCGAACTGCTGTCGTTCATCTTTTTGCGCATTCCAAAAATAGTAGCCAACAAACGCGATAATCGCGATGCAGGCTGCACCAATCAATAATTTCATCAGCTTCCCCAAGCTCGCATTCGTGCGGGCTTTTTTCTTATCAGGACATCGTTGACCATGGCAAGAACCGACCTTGAAAGTCTGGTTGTTCAGCTTTCTGCTGACTTCAAGTCGTTTGAAAAAAGCTTGGCGCGTGCCAACGATGTTTCAAACCGTCAGTTTAATGCGATTGAGCGTCGTGCTCGCCAGATGAATAAGAATCTGGACGGCATCTTCACGCGATCATTCAGCGGCTTAACTGCACCGCTTGCCGGACTTGGCGCTGCTCTGGGTGTCGATCAGCTTCGCAAGATGACCGATACGTGGACGGATATGACGTCCCGCGTCAATCTTGCCGCAGGTTCAATCGATAAAGGCACGGAGGTGATGGGGCGTCTCGGTGAGATGGCTCGCCGTACCTATTCCGACCTTTCACAGACTGCTGAAAGCTACCTTTCTAATGCGACCGCTCTTCGTGAGCTCGGTTACAATACTGATGAATCTCTGAACTACACCGAGGCTTTAAATAACGCTCTCGTTGTGTCCGGTGCCAAAGGAGATCGCGCCGCACGAGTGATTGACGCTCTTGCTAAAGCTATGGCGCTTGGAAAACTTCAAGGCGACAACCTCAACACGGTTATTGATTCAGGCGGGCGAGCCGCAGAAGCGCTGGCCGCTGGTCTTGGAACAACTGTTGGTGGGTTACGCAAGCTCGGCGCGGAAGGTAAAATTACAGGCCAAGACATCGTGCGTGGCCTATCGAGCCAGATGGAGAAACTGCGGCAGGAAGCAGCTGACATGCCCGCTACCATCGGCGACGGCTTTACACTTCTGAATAATGCTTTGCTGCAATACGTTGGAAATGCAGACAGTGCTGCTGGCGTCTCGGCGAAAATTTCAGAAGCTCTGGTCATGATTGCTGACAACTTCGACAAGGTAGCCGACAACGGATTAAGACTTGCTGGAGTTATAGCTGGTGCACTGGTTGGGCGATCATTACTTGGTATGATCCATACACTGGGGCTTGGAATAACGGCTCTTGGCCAACTCAGAAAAGCACTTGCTGCGGCCCAGACAATGGGAGGTTTGGCAACTGCATTTGGTGGTTTAGGCGCAGCCGCCGGGCCTGTCGGTATGATTATTGGTGGCGCGGTTGTTTCGTCTCTGATCCTCTACAATAACACCGTGGGGAAGGCCAGTGAAGCATCAGAAGTTTATGCCGCAGCTCTGAAAGAAGTTCAGGACGCAGCAAAAGACACGGGCGATGCAGTCGAAGAAGCAGGCGGAAAGGTCGCCCGCGGACTCCCTGAGAAGCTTGAGGGCGGCATCGCTTTTTCGTTGGAGGAAATAGCACAAGCCACTCAAACCGTTATAGATCAGTTCGATAATCTTCGAAATGTTAGCTTTGAAGGCGTTCCGCAAGATGAAGTCGATAAGGTAAGATTACTTGGCGAACAGTTCCGTTCAGGTGCAATTACTGCGCAAAAGTTAGCATCAGAGCTTGACGGCATCACACGCGCAAACCCTGCTTGGGAATCTTTCACAAGTTCCGTGGAGCTTTTCGTTGGTAAGCTGGTTGAAGCAGAGAAAGCCGCCCGCCTGTTACAGGCGAGGTTGGCGGACACGCGCGCTGACATGGGCCGATCAGCAAAAGATGATGTTGTCCGAGTTGATTTGAATGCAATTTCAGCGGCGAACTACGAAAAAGAAGCTCTCCGCAAGGCATCCTTGAACAAGAAAGAACACGCTCTGGAAATGGAGCGTATTCGCGTTCGGAATGATGCGATCAAGGATGGAACGAAGTTAACAGAAGAAGCTATCGACCGCATCGCGAAAGCCAACCTTGCAGCACAGGAAAGCCGAACAGCGGAAGGCAAAAAGCCGAAGAAAGAAAAAAAGACACCGGCTGATAAATTCGACACAACAGTTCAGGATGCTAACGACCGCACCGCAGCACTCGTCGCCGAAACAGAAGCGCTTCGCCAGATCAACCCGCTAATTGATGATTACGGCTTTGCAGCTGAGAAGGCACGCACCGAGCAGGAACTGTTAAACGCGGCTCAAAAGGCTGGCATTGCCATAACTCCAGAGCTTCGTTCGCAGATTGCTCAGACTGCTCAGCAGTGGGCGCTCGCAACTGCCGAAGCGAATAAGCTCAACGAAGCACAGGGCGAGCTAAGGCAAAAGTCTCAAGAATGGCGAAGCACGGAGCTGGACGCGTTCAAGGGGCTTGTTACTGACCTGTCATCTGGAAAAGACGCTGTTGAAGCCCTGACCGATGCTGTTCAAAAGCTGATCGATAAGTTGCTGGACATGACGTTGAACAACTTGTTTGACGGTCTGTTCGGCAAGTCGGGCAGTCTGTTTGGTGGATTTATGGGGTTCAAAGATGGTGGGCTGCCAAAGTTTGCCAACGGAACACCATCGCGACCAGGTCCCGGCCTCATTCGGGGGCGTGGTACCGGCAGAAGCGACAGCATCCTTGCGAGAGTATCGAACCGAGAGTTCATCACTAACGCTCGTTCAACAGCCAAGTATCGCGGGCTTCTGGAAGCCATCAATAAAGATAATTTGCCTGCATTTGCCAATGGTACACCGAGTTTACGAGCACCTTCAATGCCGACTTTGCAGACACCGCAAAGAACAAGCGCAGCTGTACCAATGCGTGTGGATGTTGTGACACGGTTCGAAAATGACGGCAACTTCCATTCGTATGTTGAGAACGTGTCTCAAAGCACAAGTTCGCGCACTGTTAAAGCATACGACAAATCAGGCCCGATGCGCTTTGCGCGGGATAGTAAACAGGCGAACCGGAGAGGGTTGGTGCGATGATCGATCTCCTCTCAACGGTCCGATTTGTCCCGTCATATCCGCAGCTGATTATTCCAACCAGTCAGACAAAGTTCGGCGGTCGAGTTCTCTCGACCGTTGAATATGCTGATCGGTATCGCACCGTGGACATGGAAACACTGCCGATGAAGGCCAGTGAGGCCGTTCAGCTTCAAGCATTCATCGCAGCTGCACAGGGCGGAATGGAAACGATTGTCTATCGTCCGAAACATATCTGCATTCCTCGCGCTTATTGGGGCGATCCCAACAACCCGCGCATCACCGGTACCGCATCACGCGGGACGGTGACAGGTGGCTATACGGTTCAATTGACCGGTGTCGTTCCCGGCTTGCAATTGATGGATGGCGATATGTTCTCGCTCAAGAGCGGTGACTATCGGCAGTTCTTGCAGATAGCTTTTGGCGGCGGCGCAATAGCTGTTAGCACTCAGATGGCTGTGAAGGTCGATCAGCCGATCGCGTCTTACATCGCAACTGGAGCAACGGCACGGTTCAAACAGCCGGAAATGAACACGCGGTTGGTTAAAGACAGCTTCCAGATGACGAAAGGGCCGCGACCTACCGCGACCTTCCAGCTTATTGAGGTGCCGAAGTAGCTGGTTTTGTAGCTTTAAAAATGAATGGAACGCGAATTTTCCCGGTAATCGAGGTTTTATAAGGCTGGCATGTTTTGACTGCGCGCATGCCTGCCAGACCGATTACATAATTCGTCAGGGTTCCAGTTTTTACCAGCTCAACATCGCCTACTTTCCCACCTTCAAGTAATCGAAACTGGATGACGGCTTCACCGGACTCATTGAGTGGCAATCGAAAGCATCTTTTCACTTGCTGGGCGAGTGACCACTGTTCCTCATGGCTTGGCTTTTGATTTGCAAGCACGGCGTTTGGGATGACGGCGATAGTTAAGGCGATAAGACTGGTTAATCGCTTCATTGAATACCCCCTAAAGTTCTTCGCGTTCGACGCACTTTAATCATTTGTTGCAGAAAGAATAGGCTTCATGGCTTTCCCAACTCGTCTACAGCAATTGCTGGAGGAGGGGCGCATTGTTGTGCGCTCCCTTGGTGATTTCCACTTCGGAACCGGCTTCTGGTACATGTGGAACGGGTCTTCTAATCTCACATGGAACGGCAATACCTATATCCCGAACCAGCTTCTCTCGATTGAGGAACCGCCGTACCAGATGGGTGCGGAAGCTTTGCCGATCACTATAACCATGCCGACAGCGGCGGATTACGGTGTAACGCCTGATAAGCTCGCTCAGATCGAAAGCATTGATTATAAGGGACGCACGGTCATTCTGTACGATGCATATTTCGATCCTGATACCCGTGAACTTCTTCATGTCGAGCCGATGTATCGGGGATATATCGACACGGTTGATCACGTCATTGACGGCGGCGAAATGGTTCTCAAAGCCAATGTGGAAACGTCAGCACTGGAAAACCACCGAGACGGCTATCGCACTGCCTCACACGAAGATCAGCAGCTTATCTCACCGGGCGACAAGTTCTTTGAATACGCCTCGACCGTGAAGCGTGAGAACTTCTACATCACGCCTTATCAATAAGCACTCCTGACAGTAAGGACCGCCATGCACCAGCAATGGGAAAAACGCCTCGTGGCTGTCACGGAGGCGCACATAAACACGCCTCTGGTTTGGGGGAAGTCTGACTGTCTCCTGACCGCCTGTGACGCGATAGAATCCATGACTAGCATTGATCCAGCTGCGGATATTCGCGGGAAGTACAAGAGCAAGGCCGGTGCTTATCGCCTGATTAAACAGCGTGGCTATGACAGCCTTGGTGCGGTGCTGGCTGATCGGTTCGCAGAAATCCCGGTCGCAATGGCTGGACGTGGTGATGTTGGCATTTACCAGAACACGGTCGGTTACTTCTGTGAATACGGCTTCGCTGTGAAAGGTGAGGACGGTTTGCGCTTCCTGCCACGCATGATGGCTGAGCGAGCTTTCAAGGTTTCCTGATGCTTTACATTCTGGCGATTTTATTCGCGCTTCTGGCTTCGCCAGCGGCGGCGGACCCTGTTTCTATTGTGACAGGCATTGTTGGCTTTGGCTCCTGGCTGTTTGGCGGTACGGTTCTTGCGAACATTGTTCTGGGCGGATTGGCGGTCGCAGCTAAGTATGCCTTGGGCACAATCTTCCAGCAGAAGCCAAAATCACAAGCATCTGCGACCGAAGTTAAATACGGCGAAAACCTCGTGCGTGAGGTCGGTCTGGGCGTATTCGGGACGATGGGCCATCACGTCTATCGAAATGCGTTCGACAAGGGCAATCACATTGTCCAGGACGTATTCAAGCTGTCTGACTTCCGTTGTCTTGAGCTTCTGCGCGTTCAGATGGACGGCGAGTGGAAATCTCTTTCACCAGATCAGCAAGGCGACGAGGGCCGCATCTACGGTCAGCGTATTCTTGGCGTGAAGGACGGCGGTCAGTGCTTTGTGCGCTTTTATCAGGGTACGCTCGATCAGACTGCTGATCCTGCATTGATTGCCTATGCCAATCCGGCAGGTCGTTGGACTTCAGCGCATCGTGGCGCTGGCATGTGCTATGCAATTGTCACGACGATGACGGACGTGGATAATCTTACATCTGTTCCGAGCCTCATGTTCGAAGTGCGTGGCGCACCGCTATATGATCCGCGTAAAGATAGCTCGGTCGGCGGCTTTGGTTCACATCGTTGGAATGACCAAAGCACGTGGGAGTTCAGCAACAACAATGCCGTGATGATGTATAATCTGGAACGCGGCTTGTTTAACGGCACTGAAAAGATTATCGGTCGCGGAGTGGCTGCAAGCCTTCTGCCTTTGTCTGAATGGTTCACCGCGATGAATATCTGCGATGAAACCATGCCAGACGGCAGCAAGCGTTATACGGCTGCTCTGATTGCGTCATCTGGTGATGGCGTTACCCACGAAACCAATATGACGCCTTTGCGTGAAGCGTGCGCCGGTTCGTGGATTGAAGCCGTATCAGGTGAATACCCGCTCGTTGGTGCAAATCAGGCTATTGTTGCGACAATCACTGACGATGACATTGCTTGGGAAAAGTCTTTCCAGCTTTCGTTCTCACGCACCCGCACGGAGTTGGTGAACACGGTCGCGGCTTCATATGTAAGCCCCGATCTGTTTTATGAGACCACGTCACTGACAACCCGCATTGATGCGCTGGCGCTTGCGCAGGATCGTGAACGCCTTGCATCCAAGGTGGATTATACTGCTGTTACTGATCATCGCGTTGGTGACCGTCTTGCGGATATTGCTATTCGTGCATCGCGCTATCAGGCCAATGGCAGCTTCACAATTCATCCGAAATTCCTTTCGCTTCAGGTCGGGCAGTGGGTGCAATGGCAGTCTGATCGCTATAACCGCACGGTCAAGTTTCAGATCCAGTCCAAGTCTCTCGGCGCGATGGGCAGTGACAGCGTTCGCGATGTTTCGATCTCGTGGCAGGAAGTGGGAGACGGCATCTTTGACCCCACGGCTTACGAAACAAATCCACCAATTCCGATCCCAAACGGTCAACCGGAGTATCAGGCGCAACTCTCAAACTTCAACGCCATCCCGAATAAGGTCATTGGAGATGATGGTCAGGAACACCCCGGCATTCGTCTGTTCTGGGACGAAATCACTGATACGACCATTGAAGGCGTCGAAATCCAGTATTGGCCGGAGAATGACCCGTTGCAGATATTCACGGCTTATGTGCCGCGTGATGTGACTGTTTTCCAGATCGTCAACGGACTAACCAGCAAATCAGAATGGAACGTTCGTTATCGCATCAGAGTGGCGGCAGGAACGCGGCCTGTTAATTGGTCGTCGCCCGTTCTGGTTCTCACACAAGAAACGTCAGGTGATGACAGCCCGGTCGATTACGGGCAGTTGGATGACGGCTTGAAAGGCCTCGTCAATTACATGACAGAAGATAAGCGTGAACTTATCCGCCAAGGACAAGAGAACGCTCTGGCGTCCGCTAATGGCCTGTTTGGGGCATATGCAAATGTGCAGGCGGTGCGTCGTGAACTCACCAGCACGTTCGGGAATGCCAGAGCCTCGTGGAAAGAAGACATTTTCGTTGCCACAGGCCCGAATAGCGCGATTGGCCAACAGCTTACGCAGATCAATGTAAGCCTTGGCACAAAAGCCGATGCGAGCACTGTCACGTTATTGCAGAGCCGAGTTGATGGTGTTGAAGGCGATATGACCGCTATTTCCAATGCTTTGACAGAGGTCAACGCATCGGTTGATGGAGAGGTCGCTAATGCCACTTGGCGCATGACGGCAACGGCTGGCAGTGGTGGGTCGTCAGTCAAGATTTCTGCTTTTGCCCGTTTAGGTAGCGGTGATGGTTGGAAAGAAGCTGGCTGGTTCGTCAACGTCACGCCGACAGATAGCCAGTTTGTCGTTGTTTCCAATCAATTTGCAATCGCTCGGCCTAATGGACAAGGAGGATACACTTACCCATTCGTCACCCAGAATGATGAAGTTTACATGCAGAGTGTTCGCCTCGGCACTTTGAGGTTCGACCGTCTATTGTCCAACAATGACAAGCTCGAACTTCGAGGAGATGGGAATAATTCGTTCATCAGGATTTTTGTCTAATGGTCTATCTCGTCTATGGCTGGGTCGGCGGTAAAGGGCCGATAATGAAAGTCATGAAGAACAACTCTGACGACTTTCTCACTGTTCCAAACAATCAATATGAAAAGTTTTTCTTCAACAGTGAGAACGACAAACTTTCATACATTTGGGATGATTGGTTTTTCACAAACGTAACTTTTGCCAATTATCCACCGTCAACTAGCGGAAACAAGAACACTTATATTCTGGAAGGAACAAGCCTTAATAATTGCAAGTGGGGCATTCAGTCATGGCAGATAACGAACAATAACAGATTTTTGGAGCCAATTGGTTTAATTGGACGTTTTTTTAATGGGCCTTATGTTCCGTTCTCCGATAGCCGTTACATTAACGATGACGGATGGTCGCGACTTGTAAGACTTTCTGCGCCACAAAATCTCTCGCAAGGGGCCGTGTCTTTTTCGATGGTCAGCGGTGATTTTTTAGCGCAGGTGTCAGGCTACACTGGTGCACCACATTTGATGACCGTAAATCAGATCAGCACGAATTTTAATTATTCGGGTTGGGCTATAAGGTTAGGATCTGGTTCCGGCCCGGCATCTGATGATCTGCCACCCGATACAAGTCGCGTGGTTACAATGATTTGGGACTTGCCGAGCGGGCCTGAACCAATGTCATCACCAAACGGGGGCGCTGTCACTGGTGATGTGGCCATGGATATCTCGAACACGCGCGCGGTATTGGCTAGAAAGACCTGTAAAGTCTCCAGCAATGATCAGCGTCATATGATCTTTGACAGTGACTGGTCGCCAGTTAAGTGTGTGATGTTTGGAGAGACAGGAAACATCAATCCCGGAACTGAACTGTTCATACCGAATACGACAGATTTTCCATTAAATGAGAATATGTTGTTGGATGCCTTTTTTAAGTCAGACAATCAGGGTGTTTTCCAAAGACCGCCGAACTATGCGCGTGAAATTGGAACAAGCGCAAATTGTCAGGTTGATTACAAGGTTGAACCGGGCGGAATTAGATTAAGGTGTAACGGTACCTTTGGGTTTGCACTTCGATACATGCTTTATAGCGCTGGACCCGATGATTACACCACTGGCGGAAGCCGTGTAATGCGTGAACTGCCTAATGGTCACATTCAGTTTAAAAGACCGGGATCAAGCGATGTAGCTCCGAATTATAACGATATACTTCTGGATACGCGTATCCCAACGGTTCAGATCTTGGATGAGGCTTGGGTTCCTCTTTCCAGCTTTTCACACGGCAACACGCATCGAATACCGTATGACGATAGAAACGGTTCGATGTTCATATTTCCCAAAATTATCACTGATTTTGGCAACATCAGACGTTCGGGAATGGACTTCGGATACTTGCGATCGGTCACTGTCAGTGGCGTCCAGATTACCGTGAAAGATCGAAGCATTCAAAGCTGCTTAACATCGATTCAGAACGGGTACGTTGATGCCACCGTCAACACCACTAGAGCAGAGAATGACGGATCGGCGCTGAATGGCCCAACCGGCATCAGGTATTACATTCTGGGCGTCCCTAAGTGAAATTTCACTAATAGCAGCAACGCTCTAACTTTCCAAACTTCGGAGAATAACCATGGCAGTCCTCTCGGATTATACGAGCGGAACGATTTCGCTTGCGCAGGGTTCGGTTACGGTAACCGGTACAGGTACGCTTTTCGAAGTCACCCGCTTTCGTGAAGGCGACACGCTTCAAATCCAAAACCTGACCGCAGTAATCGCGAGCGTGGACAGCGATACTTCGTTGACACTCACAGAGCCGTGGACAGGAGCGACCATCGTTGACGGGCCATATCGTGCTCGACAGCTGGGCGATATTTCCCGGTATCCTACACAGGCCGCAACCATCATTGATCTTCTCGGCAACGGTGTTCTTACGAACATAGCTGACATACCTGTTGAAGAAGGGAAGCTGCTGCGCGGTAATGCTGCGGGTCAATATGAGGCTGTAGCAGAGGATGAAATCGGCATCCAAGATCCGAACGACAGTCTGGCAAAGCTGGCGGCGCTTACGTTGGCGGCTCGGCAGATATTGCAGACGGACGAGAATGGCGCGCTTAAGACGCTGGCATTGGTGGCAAACAAGTTTTTGCGCACAGATGCGAATGGTGATCTGGCCTTAAGCGATCTTGGTGCCGCGGCAATTGCTCTCTTAAATCTCTCTGGAGCCGCCGCTGCAAACAAGCTTCCTTATCTATCAAGCACTACAGCGGCTTCTCTCTCGGATTTTACGGCAGCAGCTCGTACACTTCTAAATCTTATTGGAACAGCTGGTGCAGATCAGATGCCCTATCTAACAGGAGCATCTGCGGCTGGGTTGACGCCTTTGACGGCATTTGCCCGGTCGTTCCTAGACGACACTACCGGCGCAGCCGTATATGCGACGTTGGGTGCAACACAATCCTTGGGTGAAAACGGGTACCATCGTTTCCCGAACGGTCTTATTATCCAATGGGGAAGAAACTACGGAACATCCGATAGATCAATACCTCTCCCAATGACTTTTCCTAATGCTGCATACGCTAAGGGGGCAACCGCTGAATTGGCTTTCACAGGAAGCTCAACTCTAGTTGTCACTGTCGATAGTGCAACAAATTTGAACAACATAATTGTCAGAGTGAGAAACGTATCAAACGGTGGAACGGTGGCTGCTTCCGGTGACTGCGTTGTCTCATGGTATGCGATAGGAAGATAACAGATGAAAAAGTTCGCTGTTTTTGATTTAGAGGGATTTCCATTGGCTTTCTATGCCGAGGACGTGCATGGATCGCGGACATTGCCTGTTTATGGCGAAGCTTCGGAACCTTCAGACGACAATCCCAACTATGATCTGCCTATTATCGGTGAAAAGGACAACCCAGATTGCTTGATACCCTTCGATGCAATTGAAATTTCCGACGACGATTGGCGTGTGTTCATTAATAATGCTGGTTATCGTAAATGGGATGGCTCAAAGGTAGTTGAATACACGCCGCCAACTCCTGATCCGCTCACCCCGGAAGAACTACGAGCACAGATGCCGCCACTGTCCCGCCGTCAGATTTGGTTAGGTGCTCACAGCCTCGGCATGTCGAAAGATGATGTAAAAGCAAATACTGACGACCCGGAAATCCTCATTGAAATTGAGGAGGCTACCGAGTTTCATCGCACTTATGAGAGCGTCGTCATGATGTCGAGCGTCATGGGAATTACGCCTGAGCAGCTTGACGATGTTTGGATGTGGTGGGCTTCGGCTTAATCGCACATAAAACCTGACCGACCGCACCGCCCTTGAGGCGGTTTTTCATGCCGAAAAAGAAGATTAGAGGCTTCCTCGGGTGATTGATCCAATTACCACCAATCCGACGATCACAAGTAAGCTCACGCCCAACGCGATAGCTTCTAAATCTTCCAAGTAAGGATGATACATTTAAGCCCCGCATCTCCCTAAAAAAACTCTCCCGACGCTATAGACGCCCGCCCAGTGAGCGTCGGGTGCATCGCTGGTAAGGGGAGGGAACACCTCAGCAATGCTTGTTGAAGCAGTTAGGGCGATTAAAGGAAATGACAAGGCAACAAAAAACCCCAGACGCTGACGGGCTGTTCTGGGGCTGCGTTTGGACAGAGTTGCGGGCTGTCTTCACGCTCAAAGTGAGCTAGCGCAAAAGTTGAAAAAGAAAAGCCCAGCAAAAGAGGGCAGGACGTGTCTCTGTCCAACGTTCTTGACGAGTGCTGCTTACCAGCGACGTCGTCTTGGCGCAAAATAAAGCAACAATAACGTAGCGATGATGGGTACTGCTACGCCAACAACGTATTCGCCCATGTGTGTAGAAAAGAACTGTACTAACTGCGCCATGCCACCCCGTGTTGAAATTTGCCCCAACGAAATATTCCCCTCTCGTCGGGGCTATAGCAAAGCGATGAGTAAGCTCATCGCAAAGCCACATTGCATTTATAGCTATGCAATCTAAAAAGAAAACCCCGACTCAGGGGTGGATGAGCCGGGGTTATGCGAGTCTTCCAGTTGCGTCGTTAAGGTTGACCCGCAATGTAGAATAATCACTTTGGTAACCACCAAAGAAGAGTGCATGCGAGAGCCTTTGCCAGTACAGCCACTGCAATGAGCAATCCATGATCTGAAAACGTGAAATTGAAAACTGTCATCTGTGATTGTGCTCCGACCAGATCATAAAGCCAATCAGCGCAAGCAATGCGGTTGTCATAAATCCAATGAACCAACCCATAGCATTTCCTCCACGTACTAAACGCGCTAGCGGGAAAAAAAGGTTCAATTTGCTTCTTAAAATAGAAAACCCCGGAAAGGTGCGGGTGCACTCCGGGGTTTTGCACCAAGGCAACTATGACGGGCGGCCTTAAGTGCGTCTTATGTATTACAGAAGATGCTAAAAAAGAAAAGCCCCAGCGAGAGGGATCAAGCTAGGGCGGCACCAAAGCTTTTTTTGGACGACTTTGAATGCGTCAGTTCTATTACCGAACGGTCCCAAAAATGGAAAGCCCCGGATGGAGGGGTGTCACATCCGAGGCTGCGTGAAGACATTCGCACAACATACCCACGCAACCAGAAAACTAGTGTGGTACACGAAAAAGAAAAGCCTTGTCATAGCCCCCACCATGACAAGGCTGCGCGCGGACAAGGATTGTAGCATGTCTGGCGCCTCTGCAATCTAGCCGAGTATCCTGAAAAGAAAAGCCCCGGGCGACTGGTGGTCGATATGTGCCGGGGCTATGCCGCTAGGATTGTCACACCTCACCTGCGCCAGAAAATTGAAACACAGATAGTCACCAAAATAAAGCCCCGGGCGCTTGCGGACGCTACCGGGCCGAGCTTTTCTGAAACGGGGGCTTCATTTGCTCTCATCTACTATCTCACAAAAATAGGAAATCACAAACGAAAACCCCGGCGATGGGGCCGGGGCTGTAGTTTAGCGCTGTAAAATACGTCGGTGGTTCATGTAATACCTTATCTCTTTCCAGCCTAGCTTAACTATCACGCATGAGAACGTAGCAAGGATGCCTGCTTCAAATATCAGAAACCAAATCATGATGCGCCTTCAAGCCTGAACTAGGCCGCCCCCTGATTTCTTGCCCTTCATCCAAGGTAGTGCCACTACTGGTTCTTCGAGAATTCCCTTTTTTTTCGCAAAGCCACGAATAGCGCTTTCAGCTACTTCCACTGGTTTAATGCCGTCGTGACTGTCGCAGCACGCTTTCCAGACAGTTTCGTATATGAGGCAACGGTCGTATTCCGGCCAATCATAAAGAAAATCTAACGCGTCTCCGACGCTTGCAATTTCCCGAACAAGGTAGGGGCCGTCCTTCACAAAAACAGGACTGTCAAACAAACGGTCGCTCATCGAAACCTCCATTTGATCGAACGTTAAATGTTGGAATGACGGCTTCGATTTAGTAACCATCCTACGGATTTCAAGATACTGACAATCAAAAAGTAGCAAAACACAATGGCACGACGCATCAACGCGGCGGGGCTTTCGCTTATCTAATTTAAGGACAATCAAATGAACAAAACAACGTTCTTCGCGTATGCGAGGCGCGCGCCTTTTGGCGGCCGCTTGAGCCAGGCTCAGGTCGATGGCACGTCGGCTATCTTGGCCGAAGCCGAGCGCCGTAATCTGCCCGACGAACAGATCGCGTATATCCTCGCGACTGTCTTTCATGAGACGGGCGGCAAGATGCAGCCGGTTGTTGAGGATCTTAACTATTCGTCTGCTGCGCGCATCAGGCAGGTTTGGCCAACGCGGTTCCCAACTGTTGCCAGCGCACAACCATACGTTCGCCAGCCTCAAAAGCTTGCAAATAAGGTCTACGGCGGCCGGATGGGTAACGACAGCGTTAACGACGGCTGGACCTATCGCGGACGAGGCTTGCCTCAGATTACTGGCGAGGAAAACTATAAGAAGTTCGGCATTGCTGACGTGCCAGAGAAGGCGCTGGAGCTGGCTACTGCTATCCGCATCCTCTTTGAAGGCATGGTGCTGGGCAAGTTCACGGGCCGTAAGCTCACGGATTATTTTGGCAAGGGCAAAGCAGATCCTGAAGGCGCGCGTGTCATCGTCAACGGCACCGACAAGGCCACGCTGATCGCTGGTTATTATCGCAACTTCCTCGACAGTCTGATTGCTGCGCGCGAAATGAAGGCCGCTGCTCCTGATGACGCTAAGCCTGACGACGTGCCTCTGCTCAAGGATAAAACTGTGCAGACCATTGTCGCAGCTGGTGGAGGAACGTTCCTGACCGGCCTTATCAGCGCCGTTTCGAATCCGTGGGCATTCCTGACTGTTGCGCTTGTGCTCGTCGCCATCGGTGGCGGGTTCTGGCTCTGGCATACAGGCAGGCTTGAGCTGAAGAGGGTGGCGGCGTGACTTGGTTTGCAACCATAAAGGCACGCATGACAGGCTACGCCGTGGCAATCGCTGCGGCGCTGGCCGTCCTTGTCAGTGCATATATGAAAGGCCGATCTGACAGCAAAACGGCTCAGACCGCGCGCGACGCACAATCCGCAACCAAAGCACGGAAGATAGAAAATGAAGTCAGCCGTCTTGATGACAGCGCTGTTGACGCTCGGCTTGCTAAGTGGATGCGCGACAAGCGGTAATTATTGCGATGTGGCGCGAGCGATCTATGCCAGCCACGACGACACGTCAGAAACAAAGCGCCAGATCCTGGCCGAGAATGAGAAAATGGAAAAGCTGTGCCGGGTACGGCCGTGAGGGATGCTGAAATGAACGAATTGATGGGTAATGATAAATGACTGGCACTGAAATCATGGGCGTTGTCGGCTTCATCGTGATGCTGTTTGGCTTTTTGTTTGGCCTTTGGAAATACATCGAAGGCCATATCAAGACTGTGCGCTCGGAATGCGGAGCCAAAGCCGAAGCAGCCACAGCGCTTGCCGCACTGACGCGGCAGGAGTTGTCAGATTATAAGCTGCGGGCGGCCGAAACATTCGCCACAAAGGCCGGGATGCAGGAACAGACCTCACAGATCATGCGCGCCATCGAAAGCGTTGCAAACCGCATCGATGGACTCACCGAGCGCATGGATCGTGTGTTTGAGCAGAAGACTACGCGGGCGAGGTCGTAATAGTTAGCTTTAAGCCATAGCCTCCAGGACTTTAGGCCCTACATCTTCTCCTAGAACCGATTGGTGTTCTGGGAGATACATCATGCAACATAGAATTCACGAGAATATGGAAGTAATCGGCGCTGACGGCGTCCACATTGGAACGGTTGATCATCTTGAAGGTGACCGTATCAAGCTTAAGAAAACCGATAACTCGGCGTCCCATAAAGATCATCACCATTATATCGATATTGGATTTGTTGCTGATATTGAAAGCGATAAGCAGGTTCGACTTTCTGCGAATGCAGATGTTGCCGTTACACTGGAAGAAGAAGAATCTGGCAAGCCTGTCGATCTCTAGTTATTTTATCATATTTGGTAGTTTTAGAGCGGTCTTCGGGCCGCTCTTAATCATTTCTAAGCCGCGGCTGAAGCACTATCGCTATGAGCGGGCGATCTATTAGGCTTTGAGAATGGCTTTTTCTTAGGTTTAGGCAGTAATCCTTCGCGTTGTGCTTTCTTTTTAGCATCCTTTTTCGCTCTGCCGATTGCTGCTTCTTTCTCTCTAATACGCCGCTCAGATGGCTTTTCGAATGACCGACGGGCTTTCAATTCCCGGAATATGCCTTCGCGCTGCATTTTCTTTTTGAGAACGCGGAGCGCCTGATCAATGTTGTTATCTCTGACAAGAACTTGCAATTGGATCTCCCTTAATTTTAAGCATTTTGATCGCGTGCAATGCGAGCCGCCCTCAATCGGAGGGTTTTTTCATTTTTTAAACTCTGCTCGTGGCTAAGGATCGCCTTCGCGCTTCGATCTGTTGCGGCCTTCTGGACTTCCATTCGCGAAAGAGTTGGCTTGAAAAGTGTATCTTTAGTGTGCTCTTTAATCATCGTTACTCTCTCGTAATTAAAGCTAATCTATCGTGCACGGCTAGTTGAGCAGCCGCCACCGCTCCGTCGCAATACATTTGACAGCTTTGACCACTCTTTGGGCAAGGATTTGGGGAGATTATGCAAGTGTGGAGCAACTGCTAAAGAATTCAGATCTTCGCGGCCAGACGTGTTACTATTTGTGGAGTTGTCGTTTCCGGTTTCCAAAACTCTCTCCTTAGAAAAACTCCGTATTAAAAAATCGAATTAAAAAAGGCCGAGCGTGCACTCGACCTTTCAAGAGCATTCATCTCATTCATCGCCAGTACATCCGTGGTCGACGAATAGAAAAACGCAGCATTATGCAGCCTGAAGATTACAAGCCGACGTTTTGCCCGACTTCCGGTCCTGTTCGAGATCGTAGGTTAATTTTTGCCCTTCATTAAGGGAAAATAAACCTGAACGCTCAACAGCTGAGATATGAACGAATGTATCTGGTCCGCCATTATCAGGCTGAATGAAGCCAAAGCCTTTTGTGGAGTTAAACCATTTAACTGTTCCGGTGTTCATGATGAACCCTTTCGTCGAATTAATAATAACGACACGCTAGCGCGTGACGAAAAGTGATACGAATTTTAAAAAGGGGGTTCGATCAGCGCACGGTGCTAAAAGTGCAATAAGCAAAACTCATCAAGAAAATATCGATTAATAATTCATAAACAGTTTTATTATTTTTGTCAAATTATTTTTATTTTTGTACTTAAAATCGAAACTCTTGATATCGTTTTTACAGATATTTTTTTGAGAATTATTTTGATAATTATAACACCAGAACCTTTAAAACGGTCAGCCAGCCGACATGCTTTTTCAGTCCGCGAACTAGGGAGTTTCTGGCACTATTTTGGCGCAAATCTATTGACGCACCTTTCACTTCCACCACAATGACAAATTGTGGGCCACCAACCAGCAAACCATCCAACACGAGGAGACTGTATGTCTGAACAGGCACAGCGCGCGGGTGCGCCAATTTTTACACCGGGGCCGTGGGCCGTAGGATACAACCATTATGATGTCGGCGTGAAGGATAACGCCAAGACAGGCGGATATACAAAGCTATTTGATGTGCGTGGCTGGGGTTATTTGACCGGGACTGGCCATGGTGGGCTTGGCCTTAAGGAAGATGAAGCAATTGCCATTCAGAATGCAAACGCTTGCCTCGCAGCCGCAGCTCCAGAGCTTTATGAAGCTTTGGAATATGCATTGAATGAAGTCAGCGCTGAAAAATATTTACGTGATAATAGGCATCTTTTGACACTGTGCCGTGCCGCCCTAGCCAAGGCCAGAGGTGCCGCATGAGCAAGACTTTTGCAGTAGCTGACCTTCATGGACGCTATGACTTGTTGTTGGCAGCAATCGAGCGCATCGAGCAAAGCAGCCACTCCGGCGGCACCATTGTCTTTACAGGCGATTACGTTGACCGTGGGCCACAAAGCGCGCAGATCATTGAACGGCTGATGAAGGGCCCGGATGATCCACAGCGCTGGAAGTGGGTATGCTTGCAGGGCAATCACGAAGAAATCATGTTGACTTGCCTTCTCGCTACTGGACTTGCAGTTTCATATTGGATGCCGAACGGTGGCGGTGCGACGCTTCTGTCGTATGGAGCAAAGGACGGCGGATCTATCTCCGATGCGCTCACGCTTGTTCCACAGGCGCACATCGACTGGCTCAAATCCTTGCCTCTCATCCACGTCGATGAGCATCGCGTATTCGTTCATGCTGGTGTTGACGAGGCAATCCCGCTTGATGAGCAGACGCCGCAGACCATGCAATGGATGCTGTATCCGGATGGGTATGCAGGCGGACACAGCGAGCGGCACGTTGTTCATGGCCATCATCAGTTTGAGGATGGCCCGTTGCTGTTTGCAGGACGCACCGACCTCGACACCTTCGCTTGGTATACCGGCCGTCTCGTGATCGGCGTGTTCGACGACAGCAAGGCAGGCGGTCCGGTTTCAACGATAGAAATCAAAGGCCCTTCGATCTATGGGCTTCGAGGACACTAAATGCTTTCAAAACAAGAACTAGCCCGTCGTGTTGCTGCGTATCAGCAGCACGGCACGATAACGAAGGCTGCTGTAGCTTGCGGCGTCAAGAAGTCTGCATTTCACGACAGCATTAAGCGCGCGGCTGAACTGGGCCTGATGGGTCCGAAGGAAACACTACCCGGCTATGCAATCAAAAGCCTGACCGAGACGCCTAACGGCACATACATGCGCCAGACGAAAGAGGCTGGCCCTGTTTATGAAGCCACTGCTGGTCTGGCGGTTAAAGGCAAGACGACGCTCGTTAACAGCGAAGGCCGCATCGTCACTCAGCACATCATGGAGCGTGCGGACGCCGACCAACAGCGTGCAGCAATCACAGCAATGGTTGAAGCGCTTAAAGAAGACCTGCCCCGCGTATCTATCATGCCGGCGCCACAGGGCTGTCGCGCGGATTTGCTTAATCAGTTCACGATCACTGACAACCATTTCGGCATGATGTCGTGGCACGAAGAGACTGGCAGCGATTACGATCTGCGGATTGCCGAGCAGCTATTGCTCGATTGGTTCTCTGCTGCCGTGGCGCAGGCCCCCGACGCTCACACGGCCATTCTGGCGCAGCTCGGCGACCTGATGCACCACGATGCGCTTGAAAGCGTCACACCTGCCCACAAGCATGTTCTGGATGCGGATAGCAGACTTCAGAAAGTCATTCGCATTGTGATCCGCACGATCCGCCGCATTATTGACATGCTGTTGCAGAAGCATGAGCGCGTTCATGTTGTTATGGCTTCGGGCAACCACGACCCAGCCTCATCAGCATGGCTGCGCGAAATGCTCGCCGTTATGTACGAGAACGAGCCTCGCATCACCGTCGATAATTCACCCAGCCTCTATTACGCCTTCGAGTGGGGTAGCACGATGCTTGCCTATCATCATGGGCATAAGCGTGGTGTCGCAAATATCGAGGGCACGATTGCCGGAATGTTCCGCAGCATGTTTGGCCGCTCGCAACAAGCCTACGTGCATATCGGACACAGACACAGCGATGACGCCAGAAAAGGCACGCTGATGTATGTCGAGCAGCATGAAACGCTCGCTGCGCCAGATGCCTATGCCGCTGGGGGCGGCTGGCTGTCAGGTCGATCAGCTAAACGGATAACCTATAGCAAGCAGTTCGGTGAAGTCGGTCGCGATATTCTCCGGCCAGAGATGGTCGCGGGGAAATACGCGGCTGCGAACGACAATTCAGTGAGTGAGAGGAGGGCCGCTTAACCGTCATCCCTTTTGGGACGCTAGATAGTCTGCAACGGCCGCTCGAATTTCAGTCTCAAGTTGATTGGTTTGTGCCAAAATTTCTTTGATGGCCAGATCTACATTATCGATGAATGGGGAATTGATGCGACCGCCGCCCAACGGCGGTGCTATCGGACCATACTCCACGACCACCTTCTCTCCGGAGAACTGCACAGTGATGGATGCTGAGTTCCCAACGTACTTGGCATCTAATATTTGCATATAGGCCTCCCTGTTTGTTTCTCAGTGTAGGCCGGCGAACAGCATTCACACAAGATCATCTGCCGCCCACCAAGCGGCGTTTCACCTCAACACGAGGAGAGAATATGGAATTGCACCAATTATACGGCGTTAATCGACAGGGCGACGACTGGATTGAGGTGCCCGAAGACAAAGCCGCACGCGCGGCTGTTGAAGGGCGGCCCATAGCAGAGCGAGCTACGCGGATAACATTCAATAAGAACGGCATCGCGCTAAGCACTAGAGATGAGGATGGCGTCTGGAAAGACACAGGGTGGGTAATAAATCTCGCGCCTGTGAAGCCGTTTGCCGACCTCGTCATCATCGAAACGCCTTACAGCGGAGATGTGGAGGCCAATACCGCATACGCACGCGCGTGCCTTTTAGACAGCCCGCGGCGAGGCGAGGCACCGATTGCCAGCCATTTGCTGCACACGCAAGTGCTGGACGATATGCAGCCTGACGAACGCACTTTAGGGATTGAGGCAGGCCTTGCTTGGTATCGCGTGGCAACGAAATGCGTTGTTTACTCTGATCGTGGTATCAGCGGCGGAATGAAGATGGGCATCGATCGAGCCGGACTGCACGATGTGGCAGTTGAGTATCGGTGGCTAGAAAAGAAACCATGGCCAGCAGGAGAAGCACATGAGCAACATTGAAACAGCGATCGCCGTGGCATCTGCGGCTCACATGGGCCAAGTTGATAAGAACGGCGAGCCATACATTTTGCACCCCATTCGGGTGATGCTGGCTCAGACCACGGCAGAAACGCAGATTGTCGGCGTTATGCACGACATGATTGAGGACACAGACACGTCGCTGAACGACGTTTACTCATTTGGTTTCGACGACGACATCGTGCTGGCCTTGAATGCAATTACACGTCGAGATGACGAGGATTACTTTGTCTATGTGAAGCGTGCTTGTTCTAACCCTATCGCACGGCCGGTAAAAATTGCGGATCTACGAGACAATCTTCGCGCATCCAACGACGATGCCGACAGGCGCGCTCGATATACAAAAGCGCTCGAAATGCTCGGGGAGGCCCCATGAACCAATTCCACGTTGGCCAGAAAGTGGTCTGCATCGATAGCGCTGTCGGCTTTGAGCAGTATCTTGAAGTGAAGGAAGGCGAGATTTACGAGATCGAGTGGATCGGACCTTTCGAGCATTATATTCACGGCTCGTACATCGGCGTTCGTCTCAAAGGCGTTGATCGCGGAACTTGCCCGCAGTTTGGTTATGAAAACCCGCCTTTTGCAGCGAGGCGATTCCGGCCGCTTGTGGAAGATAAGCTGTCAGCGTTGCGCGGATTGCTTGCTGGCGGGCCTCTGACAGAGAGATTCGAAGAGCCAAAGCGTAAGGTGAGGGAGGAAGTGTGAGTAGCTGGCAGCGAATGGAATCTGCGCCCTTAGATGGGACTAAAGTCGATCTGTGGACGAATTTTGGCCGCATGACCGATTGCGCATTCACTCACCATCATTGGTTGAATGGCACGCCAGTGGGTGAAAAAGGCTGGTTCGACAAGCGCTTTGACGGTGGAATGCCACCAGTACCAACTCATTGGATGCTGCCGCCCGCGCCGCCGGAGGATTTGTGATGGGGATTATGAATTACACCATTGAAGATGCAGCCAATTCATACTTCCGAGGCAATCCCGACCTCGCGCTAGAGACGTTCGGCCCGCTGGAACGCTATACGCCTGCAAACGACAACTGGCCAAAGGTGATTGCATTTACTGGCAAGGCTGGCAGTGGGAAATCGACCGCTGCTAAGTACGTGATCGGGCGTGGCTACAAGCTGGTTAAATTCGCAGATCCGTTGAAGGATATGCTGCGCGCTATCGGATACAGTCAGCGACAGATTGAGGGTGACCTCAAAGAGGTTACCGATGCATCCGGTCAGACTCCGCGCCACGCAATGCAAACGCTTGGCACAGAATGGGGCCGCAAGTGCATGGGTGAGGATTTCTGGATTAACATCTGGCGCGAGCGCGTCGCTGGGGCTACCGCAGTCACTGACGACTGTAGGTTTGCAAACGAGGCCGATGCGGTAAGGTCAGTCGGTGGAATTGTAGTGAGGTTGGAAGGGCGTGGTGGCATAAACAGCAGCCATTCGTCTGAGAAGCTAGACTTCGACCCCGACATCGTGATCGCCAATAGCGGCTGCGTTACCAGTCTCCATGCGCAGATCGATAATATCCTCGTCGCCTAATTTAAAAGCCGCCCTTCGGGGCGGCTTGCTCATTGTACTGAACCGTTAATTGTTATTAGCCGGATGCAACATACGACTAGTTCGAGGAGCACTTTTCTCAGCGCTGACAATCTGCATAGCCAACGAAATTAGGTACTTTTGGTCCCTGATCCCATTTCTGTAAAGACTGAAAACAGTCGAAAGCAAGTGGTCTGAATCGTAACTTTTCTTATTTACCACTAAACGGTCAGTCGAAACTTCGACGCATTTACGCATGAAATTAATTTCGATAGAGCTAAAAACATCAATGCTATTATGTATTGTGGGCATTGCAACCTCCCTTAATAAAGGGTTAACAATATCCGATATGATTAAAAATGACAGGGCAGTTCGTTCACGAATTATAAGCGGGATATTCTCGAATATTTATAGCTCTAGTTTTCATCGGCTTTATTAGCTTCAGTCTCTACATCATTGAGTCTATCCAACAAATTTTCAAACATTGCGTCACGATCATTCACAGTGGTTTTAGCAATCTGCCGCTTAAACCCTTCGGCAATGGCCCGGTTAGAAGGGCTAAGCTTAGTTTTCTTTGGTATTATCGCCTTATTTGCAGATTCAATAAAGCCTCGCTTATTTGGCAT